CAAATTGAAGAATGTCCACCAATGAGGCATCAATCTTCTTATTTTCTCTTTGTTGTTTTACTCCCCAATCAGTAATAGCGGTTGATACACCAATGTTAGGTGGATACAAACTAATCACGCCATAATTTTTAGTTTCAACATTATAACACTTTTGAGTAGCATCATAATATTTCTCCATCAATGGGTCTGGTTGAACAAATGAAAGACTTGCTGTGTTAAAGTCAATGGTATCTTGTGGTTTACATCCAACTGTTTTACAAGCACCACTGGGGACAGGTATCTTAATACTTGAAGCTCCATCCACAAAGGTAAGTTCACGAATTTTCAAGATAAGTACAATTCTATCAGCAGTAATAATGTCCTTATATGAACCCTTAACATTACCAAAATAAACATTTACACATTGAGAAACCATATAAGTAAGTTTGTCAATAATGTCCTTCATGTCATTCTCATCAACAGTAGAAAACTCACGAATTTCACCTACCCTCGCAGCTCTGATACTAATTCGTGTATCATCAGGGTAATATCTACCTTGACTGGGTAAACACTCTAATGGAATGTTGATATATCCAATAGAAGCATTTATACGTTGAATATTTGGGTCATTATCTAAAACTTCCTTTGTTCCGGTAAATTTAACTTGTCCCAAATCCTCAGACTTGGTAATCTTTTTTACATCTTCATTATTAATACCCTTTTGTGACTCTTCAAATTCCTTCAAAATTTGTTCGTCATAGGTTTCAGGTTTTTTTGCCATTTACATCTTTGATTATTTATAAATAAATATAACAAATTTTTATTTTTTGTTAACTTGTATTCTCTTACTGTTCTATAAAGTAAATTATCTTTTCAGTTACTTGAATATATGTATGTTAAAACAAAATATATTTAATGTTAATATCTTCTGATAGTCCACATATCTCCACCTTCACCATTAATTCTCAAATCAATAGTTGAAGAACCACCACCGGAATTACGATTACCATTACCTATTCGACGAGCTATTGCCATTGCGAGTTCATCAATGTTAGATATTCTTATAGACTTAGAATTTCCATTATTGGTAGTTTGTGTATCTGTCTTAGTGTCTGTTTCATTTGTTTGAGTATTATCACTACTTTCATTCAAGGCGTCAGTATTACCATTTATAGCATCCACTAATTGAATACAAGCCTTAGTGAAATCATCGACAGCATCTTTGAAACCTGAGAAAATACTCTTTTGTTTTAACTGAGCGAAAGAGTTAAACATACTTGTCAAAGCTCTAACTCTATCAAGTTTTACTGTATTGACTTTATTGATTATTTGTTTGAAAGGTGTTGCGACTTTCTTACCATCCCAAGATTTTTCAAGACGTTCAAGTGATCTAAATAGAGATATTGTCTTTGTTACATTCTTACGATAGTTATTACCATTCTTATTTAACATATTGAACATAGTAGTGACAGTTCTATTTATACTCATCATACTGGGTTCATATGCTTCTGGATTCCATTTATCCAATATTCTGATAATTACATCTGATAAATCTTCAAACTTAACGATATCTTCTTCACTATCAACAGCATATTCTACCATATCAACAAAGTATTCCATCATTTCCTCCGCATCTCTTAGGTTTTCCAATGAAGCCGAGAAATTATGTTTTTTATAGAATACACCGATATGTCCAACAGCTCTACTAACTAAATATATTTTTTGAACACTCTTACCATTAAATGTTTGTAGGTCTTTATTAATGTCACTAAATATATCAGCAACATTTCTAAATTCCTTCATGAGTTTTTTACAGTCTTTAATATTCTTTGTAGAGTCATCAAAATCCTGTGACTTATAAAAATCATTAATTCTTGTTACACATTGTTCAACTGTTGATATGGTAATTAATGGATTTTTCATCTCATTAATTGTATCAAAATACTTCTTAGATTTACTTATCGTTTCAACTAAATCCTTGTATTCATCAAACATATCTTCACAATCATCAATTCTGTCCTCAGCCTTGCCATATGATTTATCTTTGAAGAAATCATTAATTTTTGTTACACATTTTTCAACTATTGACAAAGTATTCTCAGGGTCTTTCATTGAATTGATTGTGTCGAAATATTTTTTAGAATCATGGAATAATTCAACCAAATCCTTAAATTCATCAAACATTTTTTTACAATCTTCCAGTTTGTCCTCAGCCTTGTCAAAGTCATTCTTTTCATAGAATTTTTTAATTTTATTGATACAAGTCTCAATAGTTTGAACATTCTTGATAGGGTCTTTCAGATTGTTTATTTTGTTCAATCCATCAGCTAATGTGTCTATAATACCAACAGCCATCAAAATTGGAGCCATGTTTGCGATTGAATTACCACAACCTAACAGAGCAGAACCAAGTGAGAATAAGTTACTAATACCACTACCTATTTTTTCACCAAGAGATTTGTCACCTGATGTTGCTGGATCTTCAAGTCCAAATATTTTATAAACCTTTTTCAAACAAGCTTCAACATTATCTAAGGATTTTGGATCAACATCTTTCCATTTTTTAGTAGCATCACAGAGTTTATCCATTACCCATATAGATAATAGTATAGAACCCATTCTAAAAAATGTCGCTCCAAATTCAAAGAATGAACATATTAAAGAGAATATATCACTACATAGACCACCAATAGAAGGATTTTGACTATTATCAAGACCTAACAATTCATTTATCTTAACATAACAAGCTTCAAAATTGGCAATACCCTTTGTATCATAATCTCTTGACCACTTATTCATTTTCTCCCTAACAACATCCATTACAAACATTGACATTAGGATTGTTCCCATCTGGAAGAATGTTTTACCAAATTGGAACATCGCCGAAGCCAGACCAAGTACATTATTAGCCAAATTCGCAATACTACCACCAATTCCACCAATACTATCATCTGGATCCTCAATCTTGAATATCTTTTTAATAGAAGTGTAAGCATCTTCAAAATTCTTCATTGATTTTGGGTCATAATTCTTCCATTTCTCGATATTGGTTTTGATAAGTCCCATTGTGAATACAGACAGTAAGATTACACCCATCTGGAAGAATGTTTTACCAAATCTAAGAGCTGATGTAATAAGACCAACAATACCATTCTTTATTTGCATCACCGCTCCACCTTCACCGGGTTCATCGAGTTTGAATATCTTATTAATTTTGTTGTATGCTCTACCAAAGTTATCAATGGCTTTCATCTTGACATTTTCCCAAGGTTTTAGACAGAGTGCAAATACACCCAAGGCAATACCTATCATCATCAAGGCTCCCGCGGCGAACAAAGCACCACCTAATCTAAGAACTCCTAATATAACACCAAGAATACCATCACCGAAACTTGGATTTTCCTTATCAGATTTGAACATACTTGTAATAGCATCCAATATCTTAGGAATACCAGTTGCGATTTTTTCAATAGAATCATCAGTTACCATTTTACCAAACAGATAAATAGCACCACCAAGAACAACTAATGACAAACCTAATATACCCAAAACAAAGGCACCCATCATGATAAATGGAGCAACAACAGGTAAACCACAAAGGGCGGCGAGTCCAGCGAATGTTCCAATGGTCGCGGCAATCATGGCAAATTCCTCCCAGTTAGAACCCTTTACAGATTTATACATTAGTATCATAGATATACCAATACCAATATATCCAATACCCATAAAGATTAAGGCAGTCGCACCCGCCATTATATATTCAGGAATAGGTCCGATACCCATTAGTAAAGTCAACGCTCCAAACATACCTATGGTCGCGGCAATCATTCCAAATTCTTCCCAATCAGCACCTTTTACAGTCTGATACATGATAAACATAGAAATAGACACTGCAAGATAACCAATACCCATGATGACTAATGATTCAGCACCTTTCTTAACAGGTTTTTGTAACATACCCATTAAAACAGTTACCCCAGTCAATAATCCAATAGTCGCGGCCATCTTACCAAAGGTTTCCCATTCCATTTCATTGGCAACCTCGTATAGAACAACAAGACCAACCATCATACCAACCATACCTAAAATAAGCATGGTAGCAGATACATTACCTTTCCTTATTGATTTACTATTGTGTTTTAATAATTCCTCTATTCTAACTAATGTCCAAACAATTCCATAAGTAACCATCGCACCAGCCATCGCAGGTATTCCAACAACAACCATAGCTGATAAGGCCAATGAGAGTAATAATAGTTTACCACAACAACTTAAAAGGATTTCAACTTCCTTCTTTGCCTTCTTTATAGTTCTTTGGTTTTTATGTATCTCATTAATGGTTTTCATCAATCCACCTTTACCACCTTTACCATCTTTACCAAATAGAACTTTATCAATACCCTTAGCACCAATCTGAGCGAGTTTAGTTAATGGAGCAATCTTGGACAATTTCTTCATCATACCAACCGCAGAATCTATAAATTCTCTGGTTTTCTTTATGTCCTCATCTTTATTCTTTTTTACGACATCACCTATTTGATCATATAGCTCTTCTAACTTTTTAATCTTTCGTTTACCCAATAAGAAATCTTTTAATGAAATCGCTTTAAGTTGAGAGATAAGACTTACCATTACCATAACCTTATTCATTCTTGAATCCTTTTGGGTTTCTCTCATAAGGTTTTCTAAGTCTTTTCGATTTTCCGGAGATAATTGAGGCCCTGTCTTTTTCAAAATCGCAGCGACATTGACAGATATTTCATTTAAGATTTTAACCAGAGCATCATTGTTATTTGCTTGGATTAAGTCATTATTTCTTTGAATAACTCTTGATACATTACCCATACTATCATTTAACATGACTGTATCAGAATGTATATCATCTACCTTTTCTGTAATAGATGATATAAGAGATTTGACATCATCTCCTGTGATAATGTCATGAAAAGTTCGTTTAATCTCAGTATCCCTATTCTCAAGAATACCCCTGATTATCTCCAAGTTATTTGATATAGTTCCAATTACTTTTGGTTCCATTAAAAAATTGTTATATTTATTAGTTTGTAGTAATGTCTAAAAAAAAGTAGACCGTTTGTTATATCATATAAATAATGCCCTATATAAAGTTTAAATTAGACTTTTCAGTGACATAAACAAAAACATAATTATTATCTTCACACCACTTCTTAGCATAAGTCCTTTTACAACTATTCTTTAAGTAACACTCCATAAGATAATTATAATTCTTAATAGTGTTAGGTGTTCTTCTTTTAGGTTCTTGAGGTTTAACTAATTGTTGTGAAGGTTTACATTCAACAATATATTTTATTATTCTACCATCAGGTTTCTTATAAGCAAAGTAAAAGTCAGGATAGTAAGTATGCATCCTTTGGTCAACTGAATAAAAATATTTAATTGATATTGGTTCGGAAGCCCATTCTATTACTTCAGGAGTTAAATCAAACCATTTACATAATTTAAATTCCCAAGAAGAACGATAAATTATTTGTTTTGTATTTGTCTTATACTTCTGAGGATATGTTGGAGTATAATAACCTTGTTTGAATAACCCAAATTTTTTAGGTTTTAAGTCTTTGATTCCTGCCACTGAACAGATTTGTTATTTTTATAGTAATTATTTATATTACATATTAGTATTTATGGAGAATAATGAAAGTTTAGATAGATACACTAAGGGAGAACCTGATAGTGTTGTAAGACGTATTGAACAAGTACATACAATGACTGTTAATTGTCCTGTTCAAGATGAAGCGTTTGGGTGTTTTAAGACATTTGTTGATAGTCATCTTTCCGGATATAAAGATTATCATCAAATCCCTACTATTGATTTATTTTCGAGTTTTTTGACAATCCTTAATTTTTGTAAAGACCATGATATCGATACTAAGTTCTTTTGTGGTTTTGGTGTCATATTGAAAACATTTACACACCTTAAATATGTGACATTGGTTTTTACTGATGATGAAAAGGTGTATGATGTTTATAAACTACTGGATAATAATGATCCTGATGCTCAACGAGAATCAATTTCTTTAATATATAACATTGATGTAATTGAATTCAGACTTTATGATATGTTTGAAATGGAGATTATAGATATGTTAAATAAAGTGATGATGTTTGATGAGATTATACCAAATTCATATTTAGAACGAGTTTTTAATATTGATTTTACTTTTGATGAGTATGTATCATATATTGAAATGTTTGTTCATAATAATATTAATACTCTAAATTCTTTGGATAAAAATATTGTTGAGTATTTGTTATCATTTCCTAAAATTATCAATAGATGTAAACCTAATATACGATTGATTACTACTTATCAATATTTGTGATTTTTGTTATGTTTAGGATATGAAAAGATTTACATTACTAATAGATGGACATAATTTTTTCTTTCGTTGTCTTTGGTCAACTTTCAAACAAGGTTCTAAATCCAAATTCTTGACATCAAAGAAAGATATGGACTCTTATGAAAAAAAATTAATGGTTGATTTTTGTTCGGTTGCGAAACAAATGAACCCTATTGTGAATGACATTGTTTTTGTTAAGGACAGTCATTCTTGGCGTAAAGACCTACTTCTTCAACAAGAGTATAAGGGAAATCGTAAGAAAAATCAAGATAACATTGATAGAAATGGTTTCTCTACTGTAATCAATAATTTCACTGACACTCTTGTTAATATGGGTGTAAAAGTTAGTCAGGTTGAAAGAAGTGAAGGTGATGACTTAATATCAGCTTGGAGTAATAACCTTTTTGAAGAGGGTAAATCCACTTTGATATTCTCTACTGATAAGGATTTAACTCAGTTGGTTAAATGTGTAAATGATGTTCATATTATTCAGTATGCTCCTATTCAAAACAAACTTTATGTGAGTCAAGAAACTCAGGACATTATTGATGAACTAAATCATAAAGAGATTACACAAGAAAACTTATTTGAAGAATTGTTTACAATCTCTATTGACAACAATCCATTTCAGAATTTTGTTGAAACCACTGATGTTGAAGTTGTATCCCCTGAACACGTAAGATTTGCTAAGATTGTTGGTGGTGATACTTCAGACAATATTTATCCTGTGTATTATAAATCTGCTACCGAAACAAGTCGTAGTAAGGGATTGGGAACTAAAACTGTGGAAAAGATTTATAACTCATTCAAAGAAAAATTGGGTTGTGAATTTGATTATCACATTTATGAAAATTCAGATGCTGTTAAAATCTTATGTAATGTCATTTATGATGTCGCTAAGATTAAAGATGACGAATTTACGAAACGAATGTTGTTTGAGAACATCAAGATTAATACATCTTTGGTATCTTTAACACCGGATAGTATTCCTACTGATGTGTTAGAAAATATGCACAGTAATATTGAGGAAGAAAAATTAAAGAAACCTATTGTAGTTTCTAAGATTACAAAAGAGTTTATTTTCTCAAAGTCAAGATTCAAAGATTATAAAACAAGTATTCAGGTTAAAAGTAACGTAGTTAAAGACGTCGAGGATACTGATTTTTCATTTATTAAAGGTTAAGTATGGAACTATATGATGTTTTGAGTGCCTTTTGTTCAAGAAGGTCGGGAGTAGTAGATGACACTGATAAGAGAAAATATGCTTACATGATACGACGTCTTTTCAGTGCTCAGTATCCTTTGTTGTGTGATTCTCTAAATAGTCTTGAATCAGATCCATTATATACTTCAAATATATTGGCCATTGTTGCTTCTCGTTATAATGGTTTACCTAATTTTCTTAGAATGAAAATAACTCAAAAGAAAAAGAAGGAAACTATTAGAGAGAAGTATGATGATTGTGTTATTGACAAATATATGGAGGTTAATGAGTGTGGTATTCGTGAAGTAGAGGAAGCATATGAATTTAATAAAGATGAAGTTGAACAAGCCTTAAATTTGATTAAGATGAATTACTTTGATAATAAGAGTAAAGTCATTGTAAAAAAAGGTAGTCCAAAAAAATCTAAACCAGTGAAGAAAGAAGAAGTTTTATTTTAATAAATGGCAAGAATAATAAAAACAAAATTTAAACTTGGTGAAAAGGTATGGTTTCTAAGGAATAACTTACCTAAATCGAGTTTTATAGAAAAGATGGTAATCAGTTGTACATCTTCTGGTGAAGATAGTAATAAAGGGATTACAAAATATTATATGAGGGGTGATACAACATCTTCATTCACAGATGAAGAAATATTCACCAGTAAGGAAGATGTGTGTACTTATGTAAAAAATAAGTATGATAATACAAATCTGATATCTACTGGGAAGACATATAGTGAATATTTGGAAACCAGAACATATAGTGGAACTGAAGGATATAATATTAACTGCGATTATAATGTAGGTGAAAGTGTCTGGGTAATGTATAATAATCAACTATACCATGCTGAGGTTACTATGATTGATATTACATTAGATGAGGATACTAATATGAATTTAGTTGATAAATACTATTCATTGAAATTATACACTGACCAATATGTTGATAGTGATGGTAATTCAATTATCGTTGATGGTAATCCCGGTTATGACCCAGATACTGGTTATGAAGGTGTATATTTTGAAGTTGTTAATTATTGGGATGGTAAAATTGATTTGATGGATGGAAATGGTGTATCATTAGTACACACAGGTGTATCAGATTTACTTCAATCAACAAAAAGTAATGTTCGGTCAGTGAATACAAGTGTAATACAAAATGAATCAACATTAGAACAAACTGATTTATCTGAGGTTACTATGACAACTGCTGAGCCTGTTGTAAATGAAGAAAATACTAATACTGAAGAAACCACTGATACATCTGATACACCACAGACCAGAACATCATATACATCATTAGGTTCTGGATTGACAAATTGGGGAAATGTCTTGAATGGTTATGGATTTGTATCAAAATACACAGGTATGGTTACTGTTGGAAAATTATATACTGGTGATGAAATAGTTTTAACGGAAACTGAAATATATCCTAAATATAGAACATTATTAAAGGAAGTTTTTAATGTTGATGTCAAATAATTTTGTTATTTTTAAATTGTAATTTTTAATTTTATCGTTATAAAATGAGTGAAGAAAAAGAAAAAAATGAATTGACTCTCGAAACTGTATTGGAGAGAATTGGTAAATTGAAATCCACACGTGAAGAAATTACCAAAAAAGAAGCCGAAATTGAGGCACATACTCGTGACCTCGCTTCAATAGAAAAACTGTATGGTGAAGAAACTAATGAATATCAAATTAAAAATGATGTTCTTCAAACTGCACAGAAAGCACTTGAACAACTCAAAGAAACTGTATCTGAACTTTCATTTACAAAGTCTGAGTTGAAACCTGTATTTGATGAAGTAACTAAACAATTTGAAGATGAACTTCGTGCTGAACAGGAACGTGAATATCATCTTGAAATTGGTTCTGAAGTTGAAGATGGTAAAATCACAGGTCGTAAGACTTATAAGAATTTGATGGACTATCTTTACAAGTCAGTTCGTTGGACACCTAAGTCAGCACCCGGTCTTATGGTTCTTGTTCGTAATATGGAGGAAAATAAGGAATGGGTAAAGGATAAGGATTTTGACAATGTAATCAAACTTCGTTCTTCAAATATCCTCGTACTTTGGCGTAGTATCCTTGAGGAAGTTGAAGGTCATGGTTTTTATGAAGCTCGTTCTTTCTTGGAAACATGGGCTAATTGTGGTAAGTCACTTTCAGAGGCCGTTCGTAGTATCCAAGCAAGTCATGAGGTAACACGTGAACTTGGTTCTAAGGTTAACACTATTGAAGATGAATATGACCTTAGTTTTGATGACCTTGAAAAAACTGATGAAGTAACAACACAAGAAGAAGTAGATCCAGAAGTTTAATGAAAATAAAGTTTGTTCTGGTCTTTGATTGGAACAAACTTTTATTGATTTTGTTATATTTAATATATGAGAATAAATAATCAAGTAGTTGAAGTTTATGAGGATTCAAACCCTCTTAAATCAAAAAAAGTAAATGTACCTGTAAAGGGTAGATGTAAAATAATGAGTCATGAACCATATGTCTTTGATGCTATGAAGATGTATGATATGTATTGTTCTACTGATGTAATGGACACAATTAGTTCTTATGAAACTGGAACATACAAGAATATTCGTGAAGGTGTTGTGACTAATTATAATGAACATAATGACACTGCAACTATTGTATTGTCACCTAAACACACCGTTCAAGTTGGTGTAAATCCTAAAATTGATACTATTACTGTTGGTAATAAGATTGATGTTGTAGTTTCACGTCGTAATGGTGAAATTGTAGCTGATGCTTCTTCTAAGTCAGCTCAAATGGAAAGACTTAAACAAGAACTCATCAAACAAATTCAGACACCTACATCTGCTTATACTGCAACAATTAAGGAAATTGTGTATAACTCACAGAATACCTTTAATGGTTTTATTGTCGATGTTAGTGGTCTTAGATGTTTCATGCCCGGAACAGAATCTGATGTTGTTCCTTTGAATGACTACACAACAATGGTAGGACAGAGTATGTATGTGATGCCTGTTGCTGAGTCAAAAGATAGTCTTGTTGTTTCACATAAGGAATACTTGAATACTCTTAAACCTGCTACAATTAATCGTCTTAGTGAGGTTGAAAAGAATCAGTTGGTTGAAGGAGTTGTATCATCAGTAAAACATTTTGGTGTGTTTATCCTGATTGATAAATGTGTTCCTACTCTACTTTCTGTATCTGAAATGAATGATGAAACCGAAACATTGTTCAAAGAAGGTAAGTTACAAATTGGTGAAAATATCTCATTCTACATTGACAACATTAATGGAGACCGAGTAACAATCACACAAACTGTAAGTAAGTCAGAAGGTTGGGACAGACTTAAAGAAACCGTAGAGAAATCTGAAAACTATATGTTGGAAGGTAATGTTAAGAACCTATTTGAAAATGGTGTGGTAATCATTTCTGAGGAATTTAATGGTATCACTTTCTTCCTCTCAAGTAAGGTTGTAAACATTGAAAACTTGAAGGTTGGAAATCCTGTTATCCTCCCCGTAGAAAGTATTGACACTGTAAAGAAAACAGTTCGTCTGCGATTGGAAACAGAGGAAACGGAGAAATAATCTTATTTTTTGTTATATTTATATCAGATATGGGTCGGACTGTGAAACACAATTCGACTCATTGTTTTTTCTCATAAATAGTTATAAATAGTTAAATTTTAGTTAGATGAAGTATGTAATGACATTTGAAAACTTTCTTATCAGAGGAAAGAGTTCTGATAAAGTAATTGTATTTGATATTGATGATACACTAATCAAATCAGATGCGAAAGTTTTCGTTGTAAAAAATAATAAGATTGTAAGAAAACTGGATTCACAAGAATATAATGAATATAAACTACAAAAAGGTGAATCATTTAGATATGATGAATTTACTGACCTCAATAAATTAATGGAGGCCGAGTTGAAACCATATTTTCACACAATGGAAAGAGAGTACCGTAAAGGAGTTCATATTTCAATTCTAACCGCTCGTTCTAATAAAAGAATGATACACTCATTTTTCTTAAAGAAGGCAGATATTGATATACACCCTGATTTAATATTCGCTACTGGTGATGATACTTCAGATTGTTCAGTTGCTGAGAAAAAGGCCAAGTGTATTCAAACATTAGCTAATTATGGTTATAAGACTTTGATTTTCTTTGATGACAATATGGATAACTTAAAAGAGGTCAAAGATATGGGAGAAAAACTAAATATGAAAGTCCACATTGTAAAAGCTTCATAAATATCTATATATGTGATTTTATATAGATGGCTTTTTTAAGTGGAAAGAATAACAACTTTAAATTTCATTTTCCTAAGATTTTCGTTCCTGAAGAAATTGAAAAGAAATATACACCTTTACTAAAAACAATTCCGGGGTGTATGTGTGAAACTGTAATTGATTTTATTAACTTTTCAATAAAGAATGTTCAGTTACAAGTTAATCCAAATAATTATGAACCTATTGAACAAGTAGATAGAGCAACCCCATATGGTCGTATATCTCGTTCTGATGCAGTTCCTGATTTCCTATGGAAGAAGGATATGACCATTGCATTTCAGTTGGATTCAATGTATTTAATTTGGTTTATTCTATGTGACTTATTCATCCATTACTATGTCATAAAAGAAAAGTATCTACCTAAACCTCCGGGTATGGAGATATTAGATATGTATGACAGAGTTGTTTATCGAGTTACATTTGAAGATTTGTTATTTACCGGAATTGATGGTCTTGAATTTGATTATAGTTCAAATGAAATTGACCAAAAACTATTTAATACAACATGGAAGGCCAATAAAGTTGATATTGTTTTAGAACCTTCAAGAATATAAAAAAATCCAGAGACTTAAACATCTCTGGATTTTCTGTTTATAATAGGATTTTTTTTATTCTTCTTCCTCATCTTCATCTGTGATTTCATCATCAGTGTAATCACAGTCATCACCATTACAACCACATTCATTAAGAGAATTTAGATTTTCATAACAGAATGATTCAAAAGTTTTAATGGGTGATTCTACAAATGTGTCAATCTTATACTTGGCACTATCAATCGAAGAAAGTAAATCATCAATCAATGACCACAATTCTGTTTCAGTTTTAGGGATTAATGATTCTCTTGAAACTCTAATGAAATCTCGTAGTTCACTGAGATAAACAGTTTCAGATTTACCACAAGGAATGATAACATTTATATAGTCATTAACCAAACCATGTATTCCTTGGTATAGTTCAATAAGTCTATCAACTTTCCAAAGAATGTCATGATATAATTCATGTAGTGTTTGATGATATGAATATTTGGATGTTTTCAAATGATATCTCCAAATAATTGTAACTGCTTCCTGTAATGTTCCAAAGAAAGATTCAATGGTTGGAGCACAGTCAGCAACAAGACCAGCCTCTCCACAACATTCAGGTTCTACCGCAGGTAAAGGTAATTCAGGAACTACATCTGCGGTATTGACATCAACCGGAACTTCTGGAACCAGTAAAGTGTCATCTTCATTATTGTAAATGTCTGCCATTTTTATAAATTAATTTATATAGTTATTTATGTTATTATCAATCAACAAATCCATTATCATAAGCCAAATATACAATATCAATATCAAACTCACTCTTACCACCTTTATTTGGTGTAGTGAATAAAATATATTTAACATTTTGGAAATCAACATCTGGATTATCATTAATGAGTTCTTCTATATTTAGGTCAATCATTAAATTATTGTATTCATCTGAATCTGTGGTGTCATGTTTTGCAAGAGTATATACACAATCATGATTATTACCATCATTTGTTTTTGAACGTATGACTAATGAAATACCATCTTGATTTGAACTAAAGTTAACACATATCTTTTGGAACTGTGTTAAATTGAGTGGATCATCATAAGACCAACCAACATATGTTCCATCCTTAACAGTTAATCTTGAACTTGGATTGGTCATTTCTGTAACTTCTCCATTTTTATCAATAGAAATTAATTTATCAATATTGAAATAATACTCATCTTCATTGTCACCAATAATTTGATTATCATTCAATTCATCCAGTAATTTAATTTCATCTTTATACTCTTGTTCATCGAGATATGCCTGATAGTCTTCATTGAATGGAGTATATAGTTTATAGTTAGCTTGGTTATCTACAACAATAAGATTTCTGGTTGTAGAATATTCATTATTATTTTCATCATACAAAGTTAATGATACACTATATAAACCTTCATTTCTAAGTAAACAAGTGAAGTATTTACCTGTATATGTTATTTTAGATTTAGTCGACTTGTTTATCAATGTCCATACTGGTCGGCTTCGGTGGACTATTTTACTGAAATCAAAAGTTAAGAATATCCAAGTGTAAGGTTTAACATCAACACCATTTTTAATATATCTTGCTTTCTTTGCAGTGTTCAGATTGGGTATTAGTTTAACAATATCATCATCAATATTATCAAGAACCAAAACTCTATCTTGAATGTAATAGTCCGCTGATTTGAAATTGCCTTTACCATAGGGACCATCCCCAATATGATAAATATCTCTATTCTTTGAGGGGTTTCTTACTACGGTTAAATCATATCCATAGTCAGATATTGTGTCAAATCTATTGATATCTTCCAGTGCAAATTTCGTAAACTCATCAATTTTTCTAAGTATAAGATCCTCATATCCATTTGCACTTTCATCATCATAGTAATTGTCAAAATAAGAGTTGTGAGAGTTTTTAACAATATCTCTGGCATCATAGTAGAAACCTCTTATATCAACATTATATGGTTCGACCTTTATATATTTTTTGAATACATGGGGTTCATATCCATTTACTGGAACATTACTATTGATAATTTTACCTTCATCATCAACCGCATATTTTAGAATAGTCATATATACATCATAATATCCGGTGTATGGAAGTTCAAATAAAACAGAGTTCATTTCAGTAGAAGTTCCATATTTGACAGCTGAGAATTTTTTAGTCACCATTCCTTCATCACCCTTTTCATTCTTAGGTTGATACATGGTTCTATTTTGTTCTTCTAAGACTTCATTCAATCGAGGTGTCCAATCCAATAGTCCTTCTAAAACAGGATCATTAGTTTCTTCATATAATTCTTTGACTGTGTTGTAATACTCTGCTCTTTCTGCATCTTTTAAGTCATCATCATCTTGGTCATCAGAGAAAATAACTTTCCATTCTATCATGGTTTTTATTTTTTGTTTTTGACCATGATTTAAGTCATTAGTGTTATATGCATATGAACCATCTTCATTTGTTCTTACTGAATATTCGTAGTCATATTGGAAATCAGATGTACCTACTGTTGAATCAAATGACTGACCAACAAACATAAACGCACATTGAAAATCATCAAATGTCATGTTTTCAAATGTTGTATTGGTCAAAATAACCTTGGCTGAGATACCTGTTCCAAGTTTATTCATGGGAGCGATGGTAATGTTATAGTCTTCATTTTCCGCACCCGGTGAAGTGACAGGTTGGTCAAGAATTTCAGGAGGAACAGAATCATATATATCATTATCTACTATATCTTCAGTTTCTCTAAAGGTATAAGTCAAACGATTGTAATATTCTTTATATAACTCACATTTCTTAGATTCTGATAAACCTAAAGTGTTAATATCTGTTGTTGTAATTATTTGTTCATTAAAGTTATCAAAATCAGCTAATGTTACATCTTTGATACTATTTAATATCGTTTCGGTTTCTACTCTACTATTTGATTTCTCACTTTTCTTTCTCAATATATAATCATTGAAATATTGGTCATCCGAAATGTGAACAATACTAGATGGATAACAATCAATAGATACTTGTGTTTCATCTCTATCATACTCTACTGTTGAATATGAAAACCCATTCTTAAATAATTGAATACCAAAATAACTACCTTCACCCATGATGTCGATGATTCTGGTGTTAAGAGGTAGAAATTCCTTATTTAGTTTTTGACACAAGGCAAAGAGTTTAACTAATACTTCTTCTATCGTGTATGTAAAACTTTCTTTGATATATGGTAATTCATACAAATCTACTTCTGTCGTTGGAGTATTGATAGTGTATGACAGTGCTAATTTATTTAACTTAGTGTAGTTCTTATTAGGTAACTTAATTTCTGTGTTTTTTAAGTGAACACAACCATCTTCACTAAGTGTATATTTTTTACTTATATATACTTTACCAAATCCATCATCATCTGGGTTAATATTCTTCCAAAACTCAATAATGTTTAGGTTGTTATAACCAAAGAATTTAATGACGTTTAAGAGTGCCTTGTATGAACCAATGTAAGGATATATGTTATGACCTTCAATAAGTAATTCCTTACGTTTTTGATTTAATAACATATAGTCTGGTTTACCTTCTTTAATATCAGCATCATAGAAAAGAAGTGCATCATCCTTTGTGATATTATAACCTAAGTTGTGATTCCATATTTTTAATCTCTCATCTTCTTCAACTGTCTCTGCATAGAAAGTAATACGAGCAATTTCTTTGTGGTCATAGTATATAATTAATGACCTTTTGAAAGTTGTTGCATTGTATTGGTCTGGTGATGAAAATGCAACATGGATAGGAATAGGTGTGTCACAATCTTCACTATCGAGAGTTGTTCCATCCAAAGGTATTTCATATGTGTCAAATCTGTTGAGTAGTAAGGTCTCACAACTCGGACCATCATTAGGTGTGAAAGTTAAGGCTGATGTTTCCGTTGGTCTATATGTTTCATCAAATGTGAACATAAAAAATTCATCCACATATTCATTCAACACATCCCATTGAATCATTAATTTATCATCACCTGTATTTTTGGTTCTTCTTGGAAATACAAATCGAGATGTTGTTTCCTCTTTGTGTTTTTCAAATTCACCATATTCAACAGTTTCCTGAATTTCCTCTAATATGTATATAGTTGTGTTAGAATAAAGACCAAGACTTACTTTAGGAAGATAAACATTACCTTCCCAAGAACTTAGATTTTCATTCCACTCAAAATTCAATTCATATCCTGAATTATCAAAAAAATGTAAATTTTTAACCTCCATTAGTTTATGTATTTGTAATCTTTTTTAACAGCCCAGTTATTGAAATTTCTGAGGTATTTTACACTATTAATTAAATGAGACATCATCTTATTCAAATATGGGAAGAAACTTTTCATAGTTGGGTTCTTCTGGAGGTATTTACTTGTTGATACTTCCATTAGGTTATTTTCATAATCAAAACCTTTATTTTTGAGTTCCCATCCATATTCATCAACATAGTCATATAAAGAATCAAATCCTTTATAGTTGTTTAGATTTACGTCTGATATTTTTGATGTATCCATAATTAACTATTTTTAAGTAGGTCTGTTAGTTTCTTTTGCATATTTCTATTGTAAGCGGAATATTCAACTTTATCCAAGAAGAATATATTAAGGGGACCGAGTGAACCTGTTTGTGGTGTTTCAGAATAGTAATTACCATCTCTATCACTCCATCCACCTCTTGGGATACATATGGTATTTTCATCAACAACAATATTACCAAATGAATCAAATCCTAAACCGGGGTCATCATCACCTGATATGTAAACCCATTTTTCAGTTGTTACATATTGAAGATTATCCCATGTACTTGTTGTTGACATATATCCTCTGTTTTTAATTGCTTCCTCATTTTTCTCATTGATGAAGAATATATCACAAGTATCAACACCATCAATACCTTCTACCAATGCAATTAAATCAGATAGAGGGATGATGTCATTTCTGTTTATATTCAGGAAATAATTACTCATTTGTTGTCTAATGTCTGTCTTAATTGCATTTATATCTGAGTTTTCAAAATAACGAATTATGACATTTATAATAAAACGATTAATCACAGGGTCTATAATTGAAATCTCTGTATTAACCAACATTTGTCCTGAGTTAATAATGGCATCTTCTAACACTTCCTTTTCATCACTTGTTAATAAGAAGTCAGCTGTTGTTAGTTCAAAGTAATCTTGTGTTGATGTTAATTTCTTTTTAATGTTAGGGAATACCTTTAGATATATCACATTATCATCATATATGTTATCATCATCTTTTGTATTGTAAGCATATATGAAAGAATATTGATTATACTTTGATAAGAAATTAACATAACTTTCAGGAGTAGCCAAGACCATTGATTTACTTGTCTTAGGTGCAATCAACTTAGTAAATTCTGGATCCTCATAATCGGCACCCATCAAAGGTGGATAAATTGTTTCAACAGTAATCACATTATTCAAATCAACATCATTACCTGATTCATCTTGACCAGCATCTAAGAAGTTATAATTCAAACCAGTAGAATATGCATTACCGGCACTACCCGCTGTTTTTATATATGTGATTATGATAGATGAACCCTTTGGTGGAATTTTACCGAAGTTACCATTACCAAAGATAACAGTTAGACCAACATTAACAGAGGTCTTAACCATGAAACATTTACAAGCATCCTCACCATCATCAGCAGGCATATCATATAAACTCATTACCTTTCTCCATTGTTCACCATTAACAGTAATCGTAACATTATCATTATCTGTCATACCTGAGATAACAGGATTAAATGTTTGTAGAGCTTCACCACTCGATGTAAAGGTTTGTGATTCAACTTCACCTTGTATGAACTGAACTGTTGTAAAATCAGTAGAACCCACTTGTAATTTTATATAATCATGTGGTAAGTTCATAATGTAAGTTTGACCTGTTTCCTTGATAATAAATCTTGTGAAATTGTTAATGATAAGATAATTACCATCAATTAAATCAGAAGAAGTGTTAATCTTTATCGCGAATGAACCATAAGCACTGGCACCTCTGTATGGATCATGTCCGGTTAATCTGGATAGACCATGTATTGTTTCAATATTCTGAGCCGTTTGAATATTTAATTCCTCAGCGGTGTGTGATATATAAGTAAATATTAATTCTGAAATGTTAGCAATTACAACCAATAACTGACCAAATGGACTCGCGGGAGTGAACACATGAGTTGCTTGGTCATATTTTTCATAAAGAAAATTAACGGCCTGTTCCATTATATTGGAAGCAGTAAGTCTTAACTTTGAAAAAAATGTAGCCATCTAAAGTAATGATTATATAGGTATTTATGAAAAAAGGAGGAATTTGACTTTCCTCCTTATATATTGTTAAACCAGATAACTCGCCACCTTTGTGTTGTTGATATTTAGGTCAACCACCATTGCCACATTGAAATCCCATTTGTAGAAATTAACATCAACATCAACTGTATAACTTCCTTCGAGATAGATGTAATTTCTGATTTGTTCTTGTATCATCTGTTTAATAGCGGTTTCATTCCAAGTTGTTTCAAAGAGATATTTTTCCAAATTACAACCAAATTCAGGCATCAGTAATACATCACCTTTGTTTGTGAATAATAATAAATCCACTTGTTGAATGATTGTATCTAATTCTGATGTGATTTCAACAGTATTTGAAACATATCTACTTTCATTAGCAGGAATACAATATATCTCTTTTAGATTTGCCATTATTTAATTTCATTTACATTATCTTTTTCAACATTGTCATGAATGTCAGCTAAGTCAACTAAAACTGTGGTATCTTCTAAACTACCACCAATCATAGTTCCACCCATTTTACCTAAAGCTCCTTTTACATCACAATCTTTGAGTTTAATGTTTTGACTAATGTAACAATCCTTAAATTTAGAATCATTAGCATTAGCATATCCAAATAAACTACATTTATCAATTTGACTGTCTTTGATGTTACAGTCATACAAATCACACTCTTTAATATATGACTCAATAATATCACAGTTTACAATGTCAATACCATCTATGTGATAACAGTTCTTTAAGTCAATGTTTTGTATTTGTAACTTTGAAACATCAGTGTCATAATTAATGTTAACATCAGTAATATTGTTATAAATTGTAATGTTGAATAATTTTTCCCTGATAGATGAGAAAATAGTATCAACAACAGCTTTATCATTATTAAGGTCAACTGTTAACTTAATTGACTTAAATCTATTCAAGAACATTTCATAACATCCAAACGCAGTAGCATAGTCATGGAATGATTTGTTGAGTTTATCTATTTTTTCAATTTCCTTATCGTCAAACTTATCATTTGTAGTAGTATTATATAATGTGACGATAGTGTGATTCATGTCTTTGAGTATTTCTTCCCATTTATCACGATAGTTAATATCTTGTGGGTATTTGAAAAGAATATAACCATTATTAAGGTCAGCGAATGAAATACCAAAATTATCTTCTTCCGGTGTCAAGAAACGATATGTCTCAACTTGTTTTTGGATATTATCATTACAACTTAACAATGTATTCGGTTTTAGGTCTGATAATTTTTTGATGTTTGTTTTCTTTGTTATATCACCTAAATCTTTTAATATTACATCTTCCTTAAACTCAAAAATGAATTTCAGTATATTGAGTTTGGATAAATCAAGAAAATCATTATTAAATCCAATCTTAATATATAGATGTGAATTTTTATAATGTTTAAGATTTTTCATGTATTCCATTATTCTGGGCATGACATAAATCGCTTCAAAATAAGAATACATTGGTGTCTTGATGATATATGATGAATTACTTTTCATAACAACTGCCGCGAGGTCAGATGGTTCGAGTAATCTATAATCATTATTTGAATATGTAATGTTTCGATTTAGAATATCTTTGAGTTTTTCTAATAACACATTTTCATCATCCTTAAAAACACCTTTAATCTCAAAACCAATTAAAGAGTTACCTGTTATGTTATCATTAGAGAATAACTTTGGATTCATGTTGTTAAATCTACATTGTACTTATATAGGTATTTATGAAAAAAAATCAGGAGGATAACCCCCCTGATAATTAGATATTATACATATCAAAATTTTTACCATTTGAATCTAAACAAGTTAGAGATATTGTGCCTTCATATTTTTTGGGATGTAATATCCTGTGAGCTCCCGCAATACCAAAGAAACAAATCTGAGAACAAAAACTAAAAGCATTTCCATTCTCCGGTTCATATTTCCAAAAGTTATTACACAAGTCAAATAAAGCATTAGCCTTACAATCATCACCATCCGCAGGATTTTCCCAGTAGAAACTTCTCGAAACGTTTTCAACTAATATTTGAAACATCCTTCCAAGTTTTTCACTCGCAATCTTAGAATCTTTACATTTTAGAATCTCCTCTTTTAAGTCCTCACTGTTTAGATATTTCTTACTCTTTTTACTCATTTTCGTGTGTTAAGATATATCTGTATTAAATATAACAAAAGTCAGGAAACGTTAAAATTCCCTGACTTTCTTAACTATTTTGTAATTTCTAAACTATTCTTAGGTATAAATAATTCTTTTTTACCTTTATAACAAGTAACTACGGCATCATCATCTAATTGACCAAACTCAGTTGAACTAACAAAAACTTTATCACCTTTTTTAAGTTCATCAATATCTTTTGTCGCAACTACTTCAATAAATCCATTTTTCTTCATCTTCTTTTCATCAAACTCTAAAAACTTAGGATCTACTTTATCATCAAGAAAAGTTTCATTTACTTTTTTTTTACATTATAACTTTCTTGAAGTTTCTTTTCAAATTTATGAATTTCACTTTCTACTAATTTCAGAGCTTCCTTTAATTGACCATCATTATTGGTTTCTTGGATTGCTGAGATTAGTTTATTTCTTTCTTCATTTAGGAAACTTAGTGTGTCTTTGATTTCATTTCTTTCTGATTCAATGATAGCTTGTTGTTCACCTTCAAGTTTCAAACGGTCTTCAAGAATGACAGTTGCATCATATTTCATAAAGTCTTTAATTACATCACAAGCTTTCTTAGCATTTTCACAAAGAACCAACTCGTTATAACCCATAGGTTTGTTTACTTTGTTAACATAAACACCTTCATTCACACTAATTACACTTACAAATAGACCAGCGAAGTTATTGTGTTGAACTGTGGTTATGATGTCAAGGTTTTTCAACATATCCTTACTTTCAAAGAATTTAACAAGAGGTTCACAATATTTAATCGTATCTCTGTCGAAGATACCACATTTCTTCAAAGTTTCATATATTTCAATAATAGAACGGTCATTGATGTCTTCTACACCAGTTAAACCAATCTTGTCATTTGTACAGTCATATTCAAGAACCATATTATTCTTACCATAATAAACAAGACGGTCTTTATCTGCTTCGTATTTCATAATGTTCAGACCTTCAAGAACATTACAATAACGTCTATCTGTTACATTTACTTCAGACATTGTATTCCCATCAAATAAGTAGTTTTTACCATTGAGGTTAAATACAATCTTGTCATCATCTTTCAATAGAGGTGTTAGATTTTTCTTGAAACTACAATTTGAGTTTTCATAAATTCTTTCATCTACTTGACCTAATTCAGATTTTTCCTCAGCGATAATCATACCAAGGATTTTCTTACCTTCTCTATTCCAAGAGTTTTCAAGTAATACACCTTTAAGAGTGTTACGAGTATTTTCTGAACTTACTAATGTGTCAATAAGACTTTCATATAAATTGGCAAAAGCATCATTTGAAGTTTGACCAGCGATTGACTTTGCGAATTTAGAGGCAACATAACTCCATCTATCACCAACAAATGACTCAGAAATCATCTCTCTCAAATCAGATACAGGTTTTAACCAATCAAATTGTGCAAGTGATGTGTATAGTTTTTCAGTCACAGTATATTTCAAAACAGGATTTACAAGATTATCATCAATCTTATAACCAGCTTTAATTTTTTCTTGTAAGACTAATTCATCATCTTTGGTAATTTGAAGTTGAGACATACAATTCTCAATGATATTCTTAGCAGTAGTAGCGGAGAATGCAAGACTATTGTCAGATTTCATTTCTTCCAAAGTTGAAATTGTCTTTTGAACATTAGTATGTAAACTTTCCAAAGTTAATTTCATATCTTTATTCTTATTTACTATATTATTTATATCCTTATCAACTGTGGCTGTATGTTTGTTATAATAGTCCAAATGTGATTCAATAATTTCAGGAATCATACCTAATTGCCACAAAGATTGTCTGATGACTTCATCCGATTGACCTGTCTTTTTATAACTGGCAATCAAGTTGAGCATATTTTTATTTACATTGTCCATTATTAAAATGTCTATCTTTTATTATATTTATGAAAAATTAAAGTCCAGCTAATGAAGGTTTTTCATCTTTGTCTTTCTTGTCTGAATTATCATCATCAGATTTATCTTCATCTTTATCATCAGACTTGTCATCATCAGAATTATTGTCATCGGATTCATCATTATCTTCATTATCTGAATCTTCTGACTTATCATCTTCATCTTCTTTATCAGATGACTTATCCTTTACATCCTTTTCTTTCTTTTCATCTTTGTCATCAGACTTACTATCATCCTTTTCAGACTTTTCAGATTCTTCTTTTTCTTCTTTTTCAGTCGATTTAATATCATCTACATCATCGGACACTTTTTTCACTGACTTTTGTAGGTCTTTAATCATGTCCTCGATAGATTTGATTTCTTTCTTTTCTTCATCATGTTCCTCTTTCTTCTTTTCTTTCTTTTTGAAGTCAGAGAATGATAGTGCATTACTGGTAGGTTCTTTTATTTCTAAGTCCACAAATTGATTATTCTTTTGAACCACATCAGGTGCATTGTTTATATCCAAATCCTTAATTGTCTTTTTGTGGATAGTATTTAAGTATGAACTGAATGATAGGTCTTGTTCATCATCTGCTTGTGTTGTTTTTGCATTTATTTTGTCAACAACATCATTAAAAAGTCTAACAACACCCGGTGACATAACTAATGATTTGTAGTCTTCAGGTTTCTTTGTCTTAAAACTACCAAGTAGAGCTTTGAAGATAGACTTATATTCAGGATTTTCTTTTAGTATTTTCTTTGTTGTTTCATTTGATATTTTGTCCATGTCAATATCAAAATCTACATCTATACTTTCTTTGACAACTTCATTTGTGTCAATATCAAAATCTTCTAATTGTGTTTTCTTATATTTGATGTATCTGTTAAAAAGTCTATAAAACAGTTCCAAATATCTATCCGATTCACTTTCACCTTTTAATATAATACTATCCATATCTTGACCAGACATGAAAACAGAGAAATCAGATAATAACACATCCGTATTATCTTTGTAACTCTTATATGATTGTTTTTTAAGTATCAAATTAGACATATAAGGATCAATCAACTTAGCTGACAATGGTTTTGTTATACCATCATCAGAAATAAACTTAAATACAAATCCATCAATAGGAGCATCAAATCCATCATCTTGATAAAGTGAATGTGTTAATGATGGGTTTAATAATGTGATAATAAATTTAGAGAATGACTCTTTATTACTACTATTGTCTTTTATATAGTCCAATAGTCTTTCTTTTTGGTATTCGGTAAGATAACCTCTATAAACAGGTTCTTGACAAGCTATATCAAACATCTCAGCCCAGTTTCTCAAATCATCAACATCTTCTAATCGAGTTCCCCCTGATGTGATAATATAAGATAATACCAAGTTATTTTTAGGAATTACAGAATAATTAATAAAACTGGGTTGATGACTTGGAAAATACTTACACACAAATGTCCAGTTAGCAGGTATCCTATCCATAGTTAATTTACTGAGATTATTTAGATACTGCATACCAGTCGCATAAAAAGTTGTCATAACCCTATCTGCGATTGTAATTTCCTTTTTATTTGTTCCGGAACCCTTGTAAAAAGTCAGTTTTCTATTTAAGTCCATTTCAGAAGTTTGTTTTTTCTGAAATGACAAAGTGGAAGCATTTAACTTTTCTGTGACAATTACTTCCTTATTTAGAAGATTGTCCAGAAATTCCTGTCCTTTTGTTCCTAATATATTTTGTAAACTAATCATTTGTTTATTTCTCTCATGTTAAGATATTTATGTGAAACTTACTTAGTCACATATTTTCTGTCCATTAGAATCTCTTCATCATCTTTCTTTTTCAATTCATCCGGAGTTCTTGCTAACATTGGTGATTTGTGGGTGTTAGATTTTAATGTCGCATCATCTATAGTAGAATGATACTGTGAAATTCTAAATGTTTCAAATACACCACCACATCTCATTTCCATCTCACCATATTCATTAGGTCTAAATTCAACAATACCAGAATAATCATCAGGTATTTTTTCTAACATCTCATCAATCTCACACATCAATAATCCCCATTCAAAAGTAGGGAGAAATGATTTCATCTCAACTGAAAATGATGTTGAAAATTCCTTCTTATCACTAAAACCAAATTCTTGTGGTAATTCATGTGTGTAATCAGTGGGAACAGATAAAGATGCATCCACATTAAACATCCCAAAATCTACCTTGAAAAAATTGGGGTTCTTATATATCTTTGAAATAATACACTCAGATAACTTAAATAATTCAATATTGTTAGCACATATTACCTTACATTCAAAACTTAGGGTAACGGGTATAAAATCAACATTGAGATACAAAGTCCTCAACTTGTTTCTAACACTTCTAACTATTTTCGTGCGATTATATTTATTGGTTTGTTCCCCAGTGTTTATACTTAGTCCCGTTAAATTTACCATACATCTCGGTACCTTTTCATAATCACCATAGGCCTTACCCATTTTAAGTGCATCATAGTAAAATTCATCTTTTAGAAATCTCTCAGCACCTGTAATTGAATATAAACATGGAACATCTACCTTTTCAACAGTGTCATTATCTATTCGATTATAATAATATATCTTCTTGTTTAACTCAGCAAGTAAACACACTATCATGTTTCTGATAAAGACATCATCTTTATTATATTTTTGGTTATAGTCTGACATTTATTCTTCTTCTTCTTTTTCATCATCTTCATCATCCTCATCTTCTATTGTTTCAAATCCGAGGTCTTTAGATATTTTCATAGCTTTGTCTAATGTATCTTCATCATCAGGGTCAATACCTAATACATTTTCAACACCTGTAAGTCGACGGTTTAAGTCATCAATCTTTTCATCAGGATCCATTTCATTGAATCTTGAAGTATCCACAACAGTCGTATTATCAAAATCTTCTTCACCATTACTTTTGAATGAAACCGGACCTGTAATTTGTGGGTTATAGTCAGCAACCATGTTCTTGGTGATATAAGTGACATACTCTAAATTATCACCATGTAACTTTGATTGTAATAACTCTCTCCAACCAATCTCACGTTTACTTCTGGATGTGTTAAGATATTTTATAACATCCTTGTCAAATGATAAATGTCGTGCCAAATCTTTTACAATCTCTTGAACCGACTTAGCTTCATTTATAAACTCAGAGAATTTTCTTATTTTAATCATTTTAGATTTTGTCAATTATATAGTATTTATGAAGTTTACCATAAATATAAAAAAAGAGGACTATGCATCGAACATAGACCTCCTTCAATATGTGAAAGGAAAATAGAAAATAATCAAATTTCCTATGGTTTAATGTCATAAAGTTTACCAGACTTTATCACACCCTCAAAGGTCTATAAGCCATTAAAAGACCTTTCTTCATATGTTGAGAACCACACATGAAGTCACTTTATTATTTCCCTAAGTTATTTATGTAAAAGTAAAATCAAAATTTTACATGATAATGTGGGGAATTTTTTTATATATTCCCCATATAATAAAATATAAATTTAATTAAAATATGGGGAAATATTTAGAAGGGAGTATTCATGATAAATTAAAAGTGACATACTCCGAATTGGTAACACTTAGGGATGAAGGTAAACTCATCCAAGGTAAAGATTATATTATATCCGATTTTGGATATAAGAATACAGGTATGTCATATTCATGGACGAATAGTATTCTAGGTAGTAGTAATACATTAACTACGAATTGGGTAACAACACCATATAATGTTATAGTCCATGCAATTTCCACAGATACATTATCAGAAGAAGCCAGAGCGTGTGTTAAGTCTGGTTGTGAAGACGTTCTTGATGCTGATTATGGTGCTTGGAAACTTAGATTTTGTTTAGATAATGATGCTAACCGATTTGACTGGGCAAGTCTAATGTGTAAAACTGGTGTTATATATCAAATGATAGATGAATATGGTAATGAGGCGCCATATGATTTTAAAAGTTTGGTATTTAATTTTGGAAAACGAACATTCTACTCATATAATAAAGGCCCAATTTATAATAATGTTATAAAACCATTATATAGTGGAATTACAAATGATGATAAGATATATAATGTACAACAGAGATTGAATTGCATATCTTTATATGGTGGTGATATTCATGGTAATTTTTTTGATACCGGATGTTATAATATTAATTGTGGTACATCAGGAACTGATACTACTGAATGTTTTAATAATACATTTGGTGTTGGATGTTATAATATTACATTGAGTTCATCTTGTAATAACAATTCATTTGGAAATTTATGTTATGATAACAGTCTTGGTACTGGATGTTCAAAAAATAGTTTTGGGGTGTCCTGTTATTCAAACACACTTGGAGATAGTTGTGTTGATAATAATTTTGGTGATGATTGTCATGATAATACACTATCAAATAGTTGTATCGCAAATACTTTTGGAACATATTGTTATAATAATACATTATCAATAAATGGATATACTGCAAAACAAGTGTGTTATAATAAATTTGGTAGTGGTTGTCATCATAATACATTAAAATCTAATTCATCTTATGCCACATATGGTAATGAATTTGGTAATCAATGTCTTAATAATACATTAACTGGTGCATATCTCAATTCATTTGGAATACAGTGTGGTTATATTACACTAAGTTCAAACTGTTATGGTAATTCATTTGGTAATATGTGTTATAATGGAACAACAACCACTACATTAAATAGTAGTTGTTATGAAAACAAAATTGGTGATGGATGTTATGGATTGACATTAAGTTCTAGTAGTTATTTAAATAATATCGGAGAACGTTGTTTTTCATTAAACATAAGTGGATATAGAAATTCATTTGGGAGTGGTTGTTATACACTTAAGGTTACTGGTAATAATAACTCATTTGGTAATTTTTGTTATTCCAATTCAACATCGAATTATTTTATAACTGGTAGTCATAATTCATTCGGAAATTATTGTTATAATAATAAATTAAATTCTACTTCAAGTCAAAATTCATTTGGTAATGGTTGTTATTTAAATGAAATAACAGGTTCAAATAATTCATTTAAAAATGCCTGTTCTCAAAATACTGTTAGTAATAATGCCAATTCATTTGGAAATGAGTGTGCCAGTAATAATGTAACAAGTTATAGAAATTCATTTGGTGATACTTGTGTGTCAAATACTGTTTCATCATATGATAATATATTTGGACAGAATTGTCGTTCAAATAATGTTAGTAAGTATGGGAATTTATTAGGAAATGAATGTAGTAATAATACAATTAGTGGTTGTACAAACTCATTTGGTAATTGTTGTTGTTATAATACAGTTACTGGTAATGACAACTTATTTGGTAATTCATGTGGCAGTAGTAGTAAAAAGAATACGATAGGTGGTTCTCGTAATAAATTTGGTAATAATTGTGTCAATAATACAGTTACTGGTGATGACAACACATTTGATAATTCATGTGGTAGTAGTGGTGAAAACACGATAGGTGGTTCTCGTAATAAATTTGGTAATAATTGTTACAACATATCATTGGAATCGTTGTGTAACTTTAACATAATTGAAAATAATAATAGTGGGATTTATATGTACAATTATGTGGATTCAAATAATAATACAGTTGGTTCAAAAAATAATTATTTAGGTGCAAATTCTGGTACTGCATATATAATAGGTTGTGATAATCATCTTGGAGAAAATTGTTGGACTAACTATATAAATGGAAGTGATAATATACTTGAAAATGGTAGTTATTCTAATAATTTAGGATATAATAATGGTAATGAAAACGTTACAACATATGGTGAGTGTAACCACAATTATATAGGTATAAATAGTGGGGGAAATTTGTTTAATCAAAATTGTCAACGTAATACATTAGGTTCAAGATGTGTAGGTAATGTCTTTGGAAAAAATTGTTATGGAAATACATTTGGTAATGCTTGTAATTCTAATACATTTGGTGATACTTGCTATGGTAATTCATTTGAATCAATGTGTAGTTCTAATACATTTGGTGCTGGAAGTTTTACCAATAAGTTTGGTTCAAACTGTTGTGAAAATACTTGTTGTAAAGATGGTAGTTTTTATACAAACACTATAGGTAACTATTTTTATCAGAATAAAATAGAAACATCATATTTTACCATGAATATTATAGGTAATCAATGTAAAGGAAATACATTTGGTAAATATTTTACTAATAATATATGTGGTAATAGTTTTTCATATAATGTTTTTGGAGAATATTGTCAAAATAATTCATATGGTAGTAATTGTCAATATAACTACATGGGTGATTCTTGTCAAGGAAATTCATTTGGTCACGAATGTGTATATAATTATATGGAAACTATAAATCGTTATAATTCATTTGGTAATAATGCTTCTTATAATTCAATGGGAAACTATTGTTGGAATAACAAATTTGGAAATGGATGTGTTAATAATTGTTTAGGGTCTATGAATTCTAGTAGTGGGACTAATATCACAAATCCAAATCTTGTGGGATATAAATCAGAGACGAGTAAAAACTGGTGGAATTACACATCAGAATGTGAATTTAAAGATGGTGTATCATATGTGGGGTTTGCATATGGCGGTAGTTCGTCGGTAGGATGTATGAATGGTATAGTTATACATCAAGGTGTTCATGGTGGAACAAAATCAAAAGTTTCTTCAGGACTTGTTAACTATACATTAAATACAAATTTTCTAAATCTTATTTTAACATCTATCATGTCTAGTCTTGTAAACGGCATTTCTGTTGATGTATTTTATGATCCAACAGATGCAAAATATGTATATAAACTGGGTTATGATACCTCACTTAATACATTAGGTATAATTAAAAAATAAAATTTAAAAGGTTTACAAAATTCTGTAAACCTTTTTTTTGTCGGATGTTTACTCAAAATATGTTACAAAACATATAATTTTTGTAATAATTTTTATATAAATACTGTAAAAAATAGGGATACATAATAAATCAAAAATATGAGTAAATATAAGGAGGAAAGAATACATGATATAATAGAAGTAACATATAAACAATTAAAAAACCTTAGAAATAACAGTCAACTAATCCCCGGTAAAGAATATAGAATAACTAATTTTATATATTATGAATCAACAGATTTTACATTTTATCAAAGTGATTCATCAACAATCATATATGGTAACGAAGATGTTGATTTTGATATAGTAGTTAAAGCTATTGATTGTAATGAATTATCTGAGGAAGCCCGAGTTGAGAAAAAACAAACTTCAACATCATCTATAAATTATTCTGCTTGGAAAATTTGGTATTGTTTAGATAGTGATGAATATAGATTTGACTGGACATCTATTTCCCCAGCAGGTGTCATATATCGAATGATAGATGAATATGGAAATGATTTACCTTTTGATTTTAGGAATATAGCATTTACTTATGATGATGATGTTGCACTAGTTTTTTATTATACAGACTCAGTTAATTGTGTTTCAACAATATATAATAATATTATAAAACCAACATATTCAACTATAACAAATGATGATAGTGAAGCCTTACTCCAACAAAGACTGTGTAAATTTAGTTTTGTTAATAAAAATTGTCATGATAATTTTATTGATAGTGGATGTTGTAATATAACAATTACTTCGGGGTATGGAAATAAAATAGGTAAGTATTGTGGTGGGATTAAAATTAAAGGAAATTCAAATGTACTTGGAGATAATTGTGGGGTAATGTTAAATGAAACTATGACCATATCTGGTTCATATAATACTTTAGGTAGTTATTGTTATAGAAATACCATAACAGGAAATTCTAATGTCTTTGGGGTAAGATGTTATCAAATTGGAGTCTCTGGAAGTTATAATATTTTAGATAATTATTGTATGAACGGTAGTATAACTGGAAATTCAAATTATTTATATACTGGTTCTAGTGCAAATACAATATACGGTGATTATAATATACTTAAAAATTATAGTTCTTCAAATACTATCGGGACATCTTCAAGTAAAAACAATGGTAATATTTTGAACATTATTTGTAGTAATAATACAATATATGGTGATGAAAATATACTTGGTTCAAACTGTTCAGGAAATTATATAAGTTCAAGTTATAATAAAATTGGTAATTGTGGTGTGTCCAACAATATTACCGATAACTATAATGTTTTAAATAATAATTGTAGTAACAATTTTATAAGTGGAAAATCAAATTATTTATATAATAGTTCTAGTGCAAATACAATATACGGTGATTATAATATACTTAAAAATTATAGTTCTTCAAATACTATCGGGACATCTTCAAGTAAAAACAATGGTAATATTTTGAACACTGGTTGTGGTCTTAATAAAATATATGGTAATGGAAATATATTTGGTTCATTATGTAATAACAATTTGATAAATTCATCGTATAATAAATTTGGTAATTGCTGTACGTACAATTATATTAGTACGAATAGTACAAATAATAAATTTGGTAATGACTGTTGTTACAATTATATTAGCGGAACATATTCTTGTTATAATACATTTGGAAATGGGGCATATTATAATCGAATTGGTACAAAATGTTATAATAATACATTTGGGAATGGTTGTTCTAATTGTTGTTTAGGTTACGTTACTTCAACATCATCAAGTGGAAAAGTAAATCCTAATGTCGTAGGATATGGTTCAGGTGTATCAGTAACAACATTTTCAGGAATGTCAAATGTATATTTTGAAGATGGTGTATCATATGTTGGTTTGTATTTTCCAACATCACATGGTGGTAATATTGTTGTGCATGGAGGTATTCATGGTGGAACAATAAGTTATGATAGTACAACTTATAAAACAAAATATACAATAAATGGTGATTATCTTCTTATTACCATACCAACCCTTCCTTATTATGAACAACAATTTTTTAAAGAATATGACCCAAATGAATTAAAGATTATATCAGTGTGTTATAGTAATAAAGATATAATTTATTTCAATGTTGGTACAACAATAATATAATAAAATATATATAATAATGAGTCAATATAAGAAAGAAAGGATACATGACATTATAAAAGTCACGTATGATGAATTGGTTAGTCTTAGGGATAACAACCGTCTTATCCCCGGTAAACAATACCAAATAACTGATTTTAATAAAAACTGGGAAGAGGATAACACTCTTATATATGATAGTGTAATTGGAACTATTAATTTAGGACAAAGATATTTAGGTTTTGATGTCATTGTTGAAGCAATAAGTAAAAATCAATTATCTGAGGAAGGTAGAGTTATTGAAAATGAAAATGAAATTGGGGGGGGGGTAATCGAAAATTGTTCAAAGTGGAAGATTTGGTATTGTTTAGATAATGATACTGAAAGGTTTGACTGGGTAGATAATCCCTTTAATACTGGTGTTATATATCGAATGATAGATGAACATGGTAATGATTGTCCATATGATTTCAAAAGTCTTGTGATAAATGATGAATTTACATTTACCGCAACCACAGAAGATGAATTTAGTTCAACAATAAAAAATAATGTAATAAAACCACTTTATAGTACAATTACAAATGATGATATTATTACTACATCATGTCAACAACAACGGTTAAATTGTATATTTATTGGTGGAACATCATGTCAGAATAATTTTTTTGATGTGGGATGTTATAATAATATTCTTGGGAATGATTGTTGTGATAATAGTTTTGGTATTAGTTGTCATGATAATACATTTGGAGATTATGATATATCAAATCATTTTGCAAATAATTGCTATGGAAATACATTTGGTAGTAATTGTAAATATAATGAACTTGGTGATTATTGTTTGAATAATACATTTGAAGATATGTGTAACCTTAATACATTTGGAGGTTCTTGTTCAAATAATACATTAACTTATCATACATATATATCAGTTCAAACAAGATATAATACATTAAAAAATAATTGTTGTAATAATACTTTATGTTGTATGAATGTTTCACTTGGTAATTTTTGTACAGGTAATGATATTAAACAAGGCCCAAATTTATTAGGTGATAGATGTATTTCAAATAATATATATGGATATCGAAATTCATTTGGTGTGTACTGTTGTAATAATATAGTTAATAGTAATTGTAACACATTTGGAGATTGTTGTGAAAAAAATGAAGTATATATTGATAATAGTACAGGTATTGGAGTTAATAACCAATTTGATAATGGATGTACACAAAATATTGTAAAATATGGTTCTAAAAATAGATTTGGAGTAGGTTGTCGATCTAATACCCTAAATCGTGAATGTCACGAGAATAATTTTGGTAATGTTTGTGTTGGAAATATTTTATATGAATCTTCTACATTAAATCATTTTAATGAAAATTGTACATATAATGAAGTCACAGGTGCATTTAATCATTTTGGTATATCATGTTATAAAAATATCATTAATGGTAACAAAAATACATTTGGTACTTATTGTCGAGAAAATACATTACAGGGTAGTAGTTACAACAACACATTTGGTATTTATTGTATAAAAAATGTAATGAATAGTGGATGTTACAACAATACATTTGGTAATAATTCATCATATAATCAATTATCTTCATATTGTCATAATAATTCATTTGGTAATACATCTTCTTATAATTCAATGGGAAAGTATTGTGATAATAATGTATTTGGTAATGGTTGTTTGAATTGTTGTTTGGGATATGTTAAAGGTTTTATTTCAACAATAACATCTTCCACACAAAATCCTAATATTGTAGGAAATGGGAGTGAATGTGACTATGTATTACTTGATCATGTTACAAATTGTGAGTTTAAGGATGGTGTATCATATGTTGGTTTGTCTAACTCAACAGAAATGTCAATTACAAATTATATAACTAATGTCACCATTGCTAAGGGAACATATGGTGGAACAAAAACAAGAGTTTTATCGAATAATAATACTTCTGAAGTATATACTATTGATAGTGATTATTTATTAATAAAAGTTGATACAAATAATAAAAAAGAGGTAACTTATTATTATGACAATGCTGAGAAAACTATGTATTATCAGAAATTCGGTTCAACTGATTGGCTTAATGTACAATACAATGTATCAGAGTTTGTGACTGTTGACACAAATTATAGTGATAAAGTATTGGTGGAAAATACATAAAAAGGTCATCATTTTTTGATGACCTTTTTCACATAATTACAACATTTTTAAAGGATACCAATGATATTTGTTTCTTTCACTGAGGCAATACGCCAATCAGCAATAGAACCCTCATATTCTTCTTGGACTTTTTTATTAGCTTCTTCGGAAGTTTTAGAATCAACTACCCATACTTCATTCCATTTACGGAGTTTAGGATTACCAGCACGGTCAGTTTTATCAGTTTCTTCTTGAAGTTTTACAGTCACTTGGAAATACTTAACATTATTTTCTAACATAATTAAAAAAAATTAAAAAAGTTTAACATTATTTTCTAAAAATTCATTTGGGAGTTTACTTGTTTCTTTCAACTCGATTAAAATTTGCATTTGTAGATATGAACTAAGTCTTTTCCACATTGCTTGAATTCCAACTCCACAATATTCACAAATTAAAACAAAAATCTGTGTGAGAGAATAATCACGTTTCATTCTGGCATATATATAAATTACCATATCATTTATTACTTGATAATTTATAGACACCTTTTCATCACCTAATAAAATAGGTTTGTATTTTGAGTTTTTTATTATCTCATGAAATCTATTCTCAAATTCAACATCTTCATAGGTTGAGTTGAACTGACAATTTTTAGGGTCGATTACAATTTTATCATCATTATAATCATCTGTGTAATCTACCTGATTCCATTTATTGTGTTTTATTTTTAATGAACGTGAAGTTTTAATTCTTTCTTCAACAGTTTTCTCACTTGACTTCTTTTTATATACATCATTACCATTTTCGTCAAGTAAGACTTTCTTTTCTTTTACTTCGTCATTATCTGTATATTCATCATACCAATCTTGCATTTGTAACTAAAAACGATTTGTAATAAACATAACAAAAAAATTTGATGATACATTTGTTATGTTTATGTCAAAATAGTCAGCTTCTAAACTGACTCCTAAAATTATTTTATTAATATGTTACTAGATGTATTTCAAGATGACAAAACTCTCCAAGTAAGTTATTGGGGAGAAGATGGGAAAACCCACATTAAGGTGTTCAACATTCCCGAACGAGAACAGTATTTGTGGTTGACTGCACCTAAAAGTAAAGGTGATGAAAAATCAACCACAATGAAGAACTGGAATGGACAACCCGTTTACAAACACAAGATCGATTGGAAGAAAGAAAAACTCAATCGGTACCGTCTTTATGAAATTCTTGATTCTTATGATGAGGAAATCAAGAATGAAATTTTCTCCTACAACCTACCTGAAATGTTTTTTATTGATATTGAAAACAAACTTCAGGATGGTAAACCTAACCCTGAAAAACCGAATAAACCTGTAACTGTTATTGGTATTTGTTGTCCCAATGATACTGTAATGGTATTGTCGGGTGGTTATAATCTTACATCAAAAGAAATAAGTGGTATTCAAAAACGTATTGATGAACACTTCTCACAAGTAAACAGACATTTTAAGTTTGTGTTTAAGTATTTTGAAAGAGAGTATGATATGTTACATTTCTTTTTCAAAGTCCTTGTTCCTAAAATGGCTTTGATGACCGGGTGGAATTTTGAAGATTATGACTGGCGATACCTATATAATCGTGCGAAGAATCTTGATATTGATGTTACCATGTCATCACCTTCACGAAAAATGACAGGACAATATGACAGACCTCAACACGTAGGTTTGGTTGATTATCTCAAAGCCTACAAAAAATGGACTTGGAACACAAATGAAAACTATAAACTTGATACCATAGGTGAAAAGATATGTGGTATTAAGAAAGTTCAACATGCGGAAAGTCTTGATGATATGTTGGAGAATAACTTTGAGAAATATGTGTACTATAACGCCATCGACTGTTGTTTGGTAAAATTAATTCATGAGAAATGTAATGCTCTCACTTGTGGTCTAACAACAGCTTGGATGGGTGGAATTAAGGCCATGGATTGTTTCTCTACAACATATATTCCTGAAAACTTACTGCGTTCAAGATTTCATGCTGAGAATAAAGTCCTTGCTGTGGATCCAAACCCTAAAAAGAAAAGTGAGGGTGAGAAATATGCGGGAGCCTTTGTAAAACAACCAGTTCCCGGATTACATAAGTATTGTACCTGTAATGATTATAGTTCTCTGTATCCTTCCATTATGCGTCAGTTCAACATCGGACCTGAGACTTTGGTTAAGATGTTGCCAGAAGATGATGAACAACTTAAACAGGAATGGAGAGATAAAGGATATATTGTCTGTGCTTCTGGTGCGGTCTATGAAAAAGAGGATGGTAATCTAAAAAAAATCATCACTGACCTATATTTCAAACGTAAGTCATATAAGAAAACATCATTCAAATATACTCAAAATATGTATGACTTGAAAGATATGTTACATAATGGTGCAAGTGATGAGGAAATAAATGACTACCTCGTAAAAAATGGACTTGACAATATTGAATGATGATGTTGTATTAAGTTATATCGCTCCAAAAGGTAAACTTATCCCCCAAAGATGTTTAGAATCAGTTCTTAAAAGTCATGGGTTTTATACATATGTGGTTAATAGATATGATAACAATTCACTCTCAGTCAAAGATAAAGAATATTTAAGAGAGAGTTTATATAGGTTAGTAAATCATATTGAAATTCCACCTGTATGTAAAACCTGTGGACAATCACTAGAATTTCACAATAACAGTTACTCAAAATACTGTTCGAGGAAATGTTCAAATAATGATAATGAAGTGAGAGAGAAAATCCAGAAATCATGTTCTAAATCATTACTAAACATTTATAAGTTCAAAGGTGATGAAATTAAAGAAAAAAGGTTGAATACTTTATCTGAGAAATATGGTGAGAAATTACAATCATCTTCACCATTCTCAGTAAAGGAAATTCAAAAACAAGCTAAGAAAGTGATAAAAGAAAAATATGGAACTGAACATATCACTAAAATACCAGAAATTGTTAAAAAGATAAAGAAAACTTGTTTAGAGAGATATGGTGTCGAAAATATCACACAGACAAATGAGTATGCTAAGTATCACCATAAACGAGTTGAATATAATGGATTAACTTTTGATTCTGGTTGGGAAGTTATAGTTTATCAATATTGTATCAATCACAACTTAAATTTTGAATATCAACCTAATATACAATTCAAATACTACTATAAAGGAAAGGAGAAAATTTATCAACCGGACTTTTTGATAGAAGGTAAATTATATGAAGTAAAAGGTGATCAATTCTTTGAAGGTAATAAAATGATAAATCCATATGATAGAACTATGGATGATATATATGAGTTGAAACATCAATGTATGTTAGATAATAATGTTGTGATATTGAGAAAAGTTGATATTGAAAAAATAAAAACAGGTTTAAACAAAGATTGAAAGATGACAGAAGAAACACGAAAAAAAGTTGAAAAGATAATTGGTTACTGTGCAACACAAGCTGACATTTACAATAACTATCAGATGTCAAGTAAGATTCTAATCAATTCAATATATGGTGCCTTTGGGTTCTCAGGGTTCTACTTTTATAATAAGAACATCGCAGAGTCAGTTACTAAGCAAGGTAAGAACGTAATCTTGAACGCGGAAGTTTTGATGAATAAGTGGGCTCAGAAAGTTTGGCAAAAAGACACAAAAACCCACAAAAAAATGGGAATCAAAATTTTAGATGAGAATCCAATTAAACAGAATATCAGTGTTTATATTGACACTGACAGTATATATGCCTCTTATGAACAAATCATTAATGTGACTGATTGGTTTGACCACAATGTCTGGAGATTGACAAAAATTGAGAAAGCAACAGACTTAAAATCATTCATGTATGTATCTCAAGGGGGTTATCCTACATTAGAAGATGCACAGTCTTATTTTGAAGTTGATAAGATTGATACTGATAAATATGAGTTTGAGATTGATGAAATTGAACCTGCTGGTCGTGAGTTTTGTTTGACATTAGATAGAGTATTCATGCATGACTTCCTCAAAAAGATACATGAGAAATATGCTGAGGATAACCAAACACCTAACATTCTTGACTTTGAATTGGAGGCGTATAATGAAGCGGGTATTTGGTTGGCTAAGAAGAAATATATCAAGAATGTAACATGGGCTGAACCAAATGTGTATTATGACAGTTGTTCTAAGATTAAGGCAACTGGTGTGGAAATTGCTCAAACATCAAGTTCACCTTGGGTTAAAAAACAACTGACAGACCTTGTTACATGGATTTTCAAAGAGGAAAACTTTGTATTTGATAACTTTGCCAAGGAAGTGTCAAAAGTCCGAAAACAGTTCATGTTACAGAATGTTGATACAATTAGTGTTAATAAGGGTATGAACAAGTATGAACAGTATGTGATGAATGATACCAACGAAATAGAACTAAGACCTAAATCAATGGTAACTGTTCAGGGAGCGGCCTTGTATAACTATATGTTGAATAATAATGAAAAATACAAGAAAAAATATTCGGTCTTGGTAGATAGTGATAAACTTTGTGTTGTCTATATCAAACCAACAAAACGATATACTTATTGGAAACTGGAAAGTCAGGTAAAAGTAAGTGACTATCTTAGAAACCCAGAACAGTATAAGTTGTTGAATAATGAAACTGAATTGATTAGACCTACTTCCGGTAAACCTTATGAAGTATATACAAACATAATGTCACTTGCCCAATGTGAAGCCTTTAGTTATCCTGCGGGTTTATTCCCAATGGACTTAGCCAGTGATATTGATATAGACATGGGTAGAATGTTTGATTTGTTGGTGTTGGGACCGATTAATCGAATTGTGACAGCGATGGGATATTCACCTATTGATTTTGGAATGGGATTTGAATCAGGATTGTGGTAAAATTAAAGGGAACGATTTTTTTCGTTCCCTTTTTTAATTTCTTATATCAATACTTCTTTTATCAATTTCAGGTGACACTACTAACACATCTTTTGTCCTAACTTCTTCACCGTTTAATCTTACTTGTTCTAGTGTAAGATTGTCTATGTGTTTTGGTAGTCCTTCGAGAGAGTTAATACTACACCATTTTAATGACAGTGTTCCAATTTCTTCAGGTAGTCCCATAAAGTTTTCACCACTATATGAAGTTATAATTATTTCATCTCCACCTATTTTTTGGGGTAGGTATTCAAAATTTATTGGTTTTGTTACTTTAATCATGACACTACCTCCAACTTCATTAGGTGCTCCCTTTAGGGTTTTAAGTTGTTCGCATCCATATAATTCTAATGTACCACCAATTTTAGATGGACAACCAGTAAGGTCAGTAATTAGACCATTGTGAATTGTTAAATCACCACCAATTTTTTTAGGTATTCCAGATAAAGTTGTTACTCCACTTCTAAGTTGAACATCACCTTTTACTTCAACGATATGACCAAGTTGTTTAGGTGATAACATGATACCACAATCTATAACGGTAGGAAGTTTTTTAATATCATTTGTTTCTTTTGGATGTAGGTACTTTATTCCTTTAGGTACATCAAAATGGTCATCATCAAATTTATCAAGGTTAATTTTTAAGAGTATGTTTGATTTCGGGTTGAATGACTTTGGAAAGTTTTTAAGTGTTTTAAGATTTTCAATGTCAACAGTAGGTGATGGTGTATCGAATTTTGAACCATTAATATCTAAAATTCTCACATTGTCTGGAATATCATAAAAACTACAATGGTCATAATATTTAACCCAATAACACTGATAACCCAATTCTTTTGTTCGTTCATCATCATCACCCCATTCAACAGCTTTTCTTGATTTGGTGTTTGATGTTGCCCAGTCTTCAATATCAAATTTATACCATTTAGGTAGATGGTCTTGATAGTATGGACTGAATTTGAAATCATTATACTCCATTGACATATCAGGACTAACTTTCCAATTATCAGCACCTATGTCATGGTTTACATCATAAAAAACAAATTCTAAGGCACCAACATTTGAAATATCCCAACCAGATGTATCAAAGATGAGAGAATCCAATTTAGGTTTTCTGATACTATGTGCATAATTCAAATCAGAAAATACCTTTTGGAAGACATAAGCAATACTTTTCAATTTACTTGTATCTATGTCATTTAAGTCAATTTTTTCATCATCCAAATGTTTAAGTGTGATTTGGACAATAAACTCTACCAATTCATTTCTATTCTCAGGCAATACACCATGATTGTGATGAACACCATTATTGTCAGTAAATTTATGGTGTCCCATAGCATCTTCTTCTCTAACAGTGTCATTTTTGGAACGGTCAATTACACCTTTCCACAATGCTTCTTTTAGGAATGATTGTCTATCTAATATTGGTTTTCTCATTGTATGTCAATATTTGCTTTGTTTAATTCAGGACTAACTTCTAAAATATCATCAATCGTAATGGGTTTTCCATTTAGTTTTGTGTCATAGAAGTGTATTCTTCCGTCAACTTGTTTGGGAAATCCCTTGATAGATTTAATATTACATTGTTGAATATGTAGGTCTTGATATAAATGTTCAGGAAATCCTTCAAAACTATCTATACCCTTCAATTTATTTAAGATTACATTTCCTTCGGTTTCAGGGAAGTCGTATAATTCATGTATAAATAAATCATCAATTTCAACATCACCTTTTACTTTCTTGGGTAGGTCTAATAAATTAATTATATTAGGTAATTTTTTCAATCTTAAATCACCACTTAATTCACGACAACAACCATCAAAAGAATCTAAGTTTGTTACATTATTTATTATCAGATTATTTACTTTAACAGGAAATCCTCTAAGGTTGTGTAATGATGTAATATCTTTCAATAAAAGTCGGCCATGTATAATATCAGGTAATTTATGTAAACTACTTAAAGGTAAATCAATTACATCAACATTACCAACAACCTCTTGAATATAACCACAAATTTGACTTTCGTCTTTGAATGTAATACCACAATCGAGTTTTCTTGGTAATTTCTTAATGTCTATATCATTATCTCTGAAATCAGGTATTAGTTCATGTATATTAGCAGGCAAATCTACATATTCATCTTCAATATTTTTAAGACAAATCCTTAATATAACTCTGTGGTCATCTTTAAAAACTTTAGGTAATCTTCTGATGGATTTAAGTTCAGTAACATCTCCAATTAAATCACCTGTACATTTTTTACCATTAATCTCTCTAATTGTAATGAAATCAGGTAAATATTGAAGGTCGAAGTGATTTTGAAGTATAACCCAATAACAAGGTTTACCTAATTTCTCACTTCTTTCATCATCTTCACCCCACTCTGCATCTGAAGAGTATTCTGTGGTCATAGCAATCCAGTCCGACATTCTAAATTTACACCAAGTAGGAGGTTCTGACATATAAGGTGATGTCATAAAATCATGTAACTTAACATTACAATCTTCAGAAACATTCCATTTTTCAGCACCTATCTTAGTCCACAATCCACAAAATCCATAATCAACATCAGTTAAAGATGACATATCCCAACCGGAAGCATCCATTTTTAATTTGAAGATGTCACGTTTTAACATATTATAAGTTTCTTCCAATTCTTCAATAGTGTTTTTGAATAACCAGTCTATTGATGTTATTTCACTCATGTCAATTAAGTTTAGGTCAACCACATTCTCACCTTTTTTCACATAATAGTAAATAACCTTAGCTACTGTTTCACACAAGTCATTTTCAGGGTGTGCTAAGATACCATGTTCATGAGTGACACCATTTCTATCTGTAAATTTATGTTGACCTAAAATATCTTCTTTTCTATCCATGTTGTTTTTGGAACGGTCAATTACACCTTTCCACAATGCTTCTTTTAGGAATGATTTTCTATCTAATATCGTTTTCATTAGTTAACTTCAAATACTTTTATATCTGATGGTTTTAAGTCTGGGTTTTCTTTAATTATATCATTTTTATCAACTTTTTTACCATCCAATGTTGTTGAATTACTTATTTTGATACAACCACCTATCTTTTTTGGTAATCCCTTAAATGATCTAACATTAGTTCCTATTAAAATAATGTCACCTTTTACTTCTTCAGGTAATCCCTCAAGACTATCTAAATCATTGTAAGATATGTCGATATGTCCACCAACATATTCAGGAAAATCATCAATTTGTTTTAATAATTTATTTGAACTGATACCAAAATTACCACCTACATATTTAGGACAACCCTTTAGAGAAACCAGAGATGATGAACGACCTACTGAAAAATCTTTTACAACTTCTTCCGGACAACCTTCTAATGTCTTTATGAATTGATTATTGTTACATAAAAAAGAACCTCCAACTTTTTTAGGTGAACCCTTAAATGAGTCTACATCATATTTGGAATGACCTAATGAAAAGAAAACCATGTTACCTCTAACTGTTATGAAGTGACCAAGTTGTGATTTACTTCTTATTTCAATACCATAATCAATATGTTTTGGTAATCGTGTCACATCATCTTTACTGGTTATACATAATTTCTTAATCCCTTTTGGTATAATTAGTGGATTATCTTTAATATTGTTTAAATTAGTATATAGTATTACATTTTGGTCAGCATCAAAAGACTCTGGAAATCTATCTAATGATGTTAACTTTGTAATATGTATTTTTGTATTTGGGATACTTCCTGAATCGTTAACACCATCAATAGAATCAATGGTAATTTGTTCAGGAATGAAATTTATTGTACATGAGTTGTGTAAAGAAACTATGTAACATTTTTTTCCCAACTGTTTTGTTCTTTCTTCATCTTCCACAATAGAATCCTTTGATGGGTACATGATATTTAGACTTCTAATCCAATCAACAGGATCAAACTCATACCATTCAGGAAGATGGGATTCATAATAACTACCTTCAACTACCTTCCAGTTTATATCAAGTTTATCTTTATTAATCTTCCAGTTGTTTATACCAATATCTGAAGTTAAACCTTGAAATGCATGGTTTAGTCTTTGGAGATTTGTCATTATCCAACCTGATGTGTCAAATTTAAGATTATATAACTCATCCTTTTCTATTTCATCTTCTAAATCATCAAATACATTGGGAAACAAATCAGAAATAGTTGAGGTTTCTGACATATCAATATAATTAAGGTCGATTACATCATTCTTATCCTTTTGTTTAATGATAGCTTCTTTTATGAGTTCAATTAAAAATCTTGGATCGACCTCATAATCAGGTTTTACACCATGTTTATGTTTCACCCCATTACCATCTGTGAAATGATGATGACCGGGTACATCTTCTTCTCGAGCCTTACCAGTCTTGGAACGGTCAATTACACCTTTCCACAATGCTTCCTTTAAGTAAGATTCTCTATTTAATATATGATTTTTCATCCTAAAATCGTATAATGGTCTTTATATGTAACATTCATAGATGATAATTTAACTTTTCCAAGTATTCCTTTAAGTGTCATATTTTTACCATCTAATTTGGTGTCGTGACTGATTTTCAATTTACCACCAATTTCTTTTGGGAATCCATTTATTGTATCTATATAACAATCTTTAATAACCAAGTCACCGTTTACTTTTTCAGGGAAACCTGTGAAATCTGTGAATGAACTATTATATAAAATGATAGAGTTACATTCCGGTAAACCATCAAATGAAGGTATTTTTACATCATATAAGTCAATATTACCTCCCACTTTTGCAGGACAACCATTGAAAGATTGTAATTTATCAACACTACTAATAATAAAATCTCCACCAATTTCTTTTGGACAACCATTGAAATCTTTTAAGGGAGCACTCCAAACATAAAATTTACCAGTAACAACATCCGGACAACCTTGTAGAGAGTTCATGTATTTACTTCTGAAAAACAAATCACCATCTATTTTTGTGAAATGATTGAGATGTTTAGGTGTTGATATTGAGAATGAACAATTTAATTCTTTTGGTAGTTTGTCGATTGGTGATTCTTTTGGAACCTTTATTATATTTGTACCATCAGGAACTATAAATTCATTATCTTCAAAATTATTCAAATCAATATGTAGAATAACTCTTTCTTTTGGATCAAATGACTGTGCAAAATTCTTGAGAGTCTTTAATCCGGATATATCAACATCAACATATATATTCTTTTCATCACGTTTTGTCTTTTTACTTGTGATTGTTCTTATTGTTACATTGTCAGGTATGAAATTAATAGTACAATCAGTGTTAAAAATTACATAATAACAATCTTTTCCCTCTTGTTTTGTTCTTGCTTCATCAATCCCATACTCTTGGAATCTCGCGTCTGCGGTGTGTAACTGTGTGGAATTACAACATGATTGAACCCATTGTTTTATATCAAACTTATACCATTTAGGATTGTGATAGTCATAGTAACTGAATTTGAAAGCAGTACATTGAGATGCACATTCTTCATTTACTTTCCAACCATCAGCACCAATATCATGTGTTACGTTTGTTAAGATATGACCTAAATTATATAATGATGTCAAATCCCAACCAGAAGTATCCAAACCCAATTCATCAGGTTTAATACCCAGTGACATAAATTCATCATCAAATTTTAATGCATCATATATATCCTTAAATAATCTTTCATTTACTCGTCTTACTTCACTAAAATCAAGAATATTTAAATCAATTACATCTTGTTTACCCGCATATCTTTTAATCACTTTTACAATGTCACCAACAACATCATTACTATCTACTAAAATACCATTCCTATGAAATTTACCATTAGCATCAGTAAATTGATGATGACCAAGTGCATCTTCCGTTCTGTCTTCATCAGTCTTAGAACGGTCAATTACTCCCTTCCACAAAGCTTCTTTTAAGTAAGACTTTCTGTCTAATATGTGTTTCATTTGTTATTATATGCTTTAATTTTATGAGTAAATAGGTCTGGGTTAACATTCGGATTATCCTCTATCAATTTTGGAATAAGATCCTCTGGTTGTATAAATGTATTATTTAATTGGAAATTATCAACTTCAATTTCTTGTGTAGTTTTAGTTGGTAAACCCTTGAATGATTTATTACACACTATACGTAACATATATATTTTATTATTTAGTGTGTCAGGTAAACCTTCAAAGTCATCAAGTTTTAAGTCTTCAAATGATATATCTCCTTTTATCACATCTGGGAAGAAATCAAATTTATTGAGTTTAGGAGTATTTGTTATGTCAAATCTTTTCCCTATAAACTTTGGACAATATTGTAAGCTATCTATGTTTGGACAATTCCTTATAATAAAATCTCCACCAACACTTTCCGGACAATCTTTTAGTGATGAACCATTGTAATTTGATAATTCAACTTCACCACCTACAACTTTAGGAAACCCATCTAATGATGTTGAACCTGAACCATAAAAATTGACCTTAAAATCACCTTTTACTTCTTCAAAATGTGGAACAAGGACATTTGAATGATATATATGAATACCACAATCTAATACTTTTGGTAATCTCGTAATGTCATCATTTTTGTCCTTAATTAATATTTTATGTAATCCCTTGGGTAGTACAATTTCTTCATCAAATTTTTTAAGGGTTAATTCTAACATAAACTTGTAATAAGGATCAAATTCTTTGGGGAATCTCTCAAATGATTTTAGATTTTGACAATTTATAACACGATTTGTATATTCTCCAATTATACTTTCGATAGTAACAACATCAGGAATATGTTCAATGGTCAAATTATCATTTAATCCTACCTTAAATTTAACGAGATAACAGGTCTTACCTAATTCCTTGGTTCTTACTTTATCAAGTCTGGAACTGAATTTACTTATATGGTCTATACAAGTAGATGCCCAGTCTTTTGGATTAAATTCATACCAACTGGGTAAATTATCTTCATACCAACTATTTTTGAATGTAGTATAGTCCATTTGTTTTTCAGTGGCGAATTTCCAATTTTCAATACCAATGTCAGTCCACAATCCATTGAAAGCATATCTAAGATGTTGGACAGTATCTAATAACCATCCAGAACAATCCAACTTAATTTTGTTAATGTCTGCTAATGGAATACTCTTATATAATAGATATACTTTAATGTTGTGGAATAAATCTTGGATAGATTTTACTTCACTCATATCAAGAATATTAAGGTCAATGTCATAATTACCCTTTTCAAGTTGGTCTAAAATGTATTTACCAATAACATCAGGAACAGTTTGTTCAATATTATCTTCTACAAGAATACCATGTTTATGAATTTTTCCATTACCATCAGTGAAATGGTGGTGGTTCTCATCTTCCTCTCTTGCTTTGTCACTTTTAGAACGGTCAATGACACCTTTCCACAGAGCCTCTTTTAGAAATTCATCACGTCTTAAAATTTGTCTCATCAAAAAAAAAACATTCTTTGTTATATTTATGATGTAGTTGAAATTGAAGATGAAAGTTAGTCAAAAATTTCACAAGTTTGTTATTTTTATAATGTAATTGATAATTTAAATTTTTAATAGTTTTATAATGAAAAAAATCTCATTGAAAGGTGTAAAAACCAAACAATTCGCCTCTTTGATTAAGCGAAGTGCCTCTATGGATAACCTCATTTTTGTTACCCTAAATGGTAGTAAGTTTGAATCAACCGCGTATAACCGTAACAAGTCAGCTCTTAAATCAGTATCTGCTGACATCGAAACCATGTGTGATGAATTTACTAATCCATTTGATGAACCTGTTAAGATTCAGTTCTCAAATGCGACTAAACTTATCACTACCCTCACTCTTGTAGGTGAAGATACTGTTGACATGGTGTTTGATATTGAGGACAACAACTATGCTAAGAAGTTGACAGTTAAGAACTCAGAAATGAATGTAACTGTTAACTGTGCTGATAAAGAAGCTGTTGACTTCCTTGAAATTCCTGAAACCGCACGATTCTCAATCTTTGAAGATACATCTAAACTTCAATGTTCAGTTAGTATCACAGACACCGAGTTCAAGAAACTTCGTGGTTTGTTCGGTTTGAATAAAGATTCGGTTCGTGTATTCTTCAATCTTGTAAATGGTGACAGTATTGTTGTCAGCGAGATTGAATCAACCGACGAAAATGTTCGTAGTACGGTTAATGACCTTATTCAAGACAATGACTTTGTTGGTTTCCAAAAATTCGACAAGTTGTATGACAAGAAACTTATCCACAATGAGTTTACCGCCAGTGAAGGTGTGGAAAACTACCTTGGATGTTTCAACAAACAATATTTTGAATGGATTGACAGTGACAAGTTCTACAACATTGAATTCCATTCTAACAAAATCAAGTTTGTTAGCTTTGATGATGACAATGTGAAGACCTATGTGGTTCTTACCCCTGTTCGTTTCGCATAATTGAAAGAAGAAACATATTTGTGACTAATGTTTTATAAACTAAAAGGAGAGGAAATTTTTTATTCCTCTCCTTTTTTATTTAATCATATTTTGAATTTTTTACTTTTTCTGGGTTGATGTGTGGACACATTTCCAAGAAATCATTTTTTGATACGGATTTACCATTCAATGTTAAATTTTTTATAAAGTAATAACCTCCAATACTTGCAGGTAGTCCTTCTAACGATTTAACATTACAATAACCGATGTCTAAATTACCTTTTATTACACCTTCTGGTATTCCAACAAAACTATTTAGGTGACAACAACCGGATAGATAAACACCACCTCCTATTTCTTCAGGAAAATCATCTATATCTGTTACTCCTGTTGAATAGAAATTAAAGTCACCACCAACATATTTAGGACAACCTTTTAGTGATTTGATAGAACCCATGTTTGAACAACTAAAGTCACTACCAACATATTCAGGAGCACCTACTAAATCAGTCAATTTTGAGTTATGACAATCAAAATGACCAGTTACTTTTTTAGGACAACCCTTCAAAGATGTTATACCTGAATTTCCACAATTAAACCAACCATTAACTTCAGTAACATGACCAAGTTGTTTAGAGTTAACTAAAGAAATTGAGTATGGTAGAACGGTAGGTAATAAATCAACATTATCAGATTCTTTAATAGAAAGTTGGTCAATACCTTCCGGTAGTATAAGTTCTTTATCTGTAAGGTCATTTAGACAGAGTTCAATACATACCTTACTCTCTTTTTTTACAGATTCAGGTAAACCTCTAAGTGTTTCAATACCACTTAAATCAGCAAACACTCTATCGTGTCGATTATTTTCATTTGTGATATCAATAATAGATACACACTCAGGAATATTTCTACATCTGAACGATTCTGTAAATTTAACCCAGTAACATTTCTTTCCTAATTCTTTGGTTCTAACTTTATCAACACCATATTTGTTGTGACTTACTGCTCCTCTACCATAAACAGCACTGGCTACCCATTCTTTTATATCGAAATTGTACCAACTGGGTGGATTGTTTTCATAATAACTGTCCTTGAAATCACCAAATTTTATTTTTAATCCTTCAGGTATTGTCCAATTATCAATATTTATATCCTTGAATAGACCTTTGAAAGTTATATTCCTCATGTTATCTAATTGCCAACCTGAACAATCAAATTTGAGTTCATCTACTTCTTCCGCAGTCAAAGCTCTATAACCTTCTTTATCATAGTCTTTTGGCCACATTAATCGTGTGAAAGCTAATGAAAATACCTCAACCATACTTGTTAATTCACTGGTGTCTATTACATTTAGGTCTATTACATCTTTTATTGATTTTCTGTCCAAATGCCACCATACAACCTTAGTAATCGCGTCATAAGGTTGGTATTCATCAGGTTTTATACCATGTTTGTGAAATGTTCCATTACCATCTGTGAAACTATGATTACCGAGTATATCTTCTTTTCTCACTTCACCAGATTTAGAACGGTCAATCACACCTTTCCACAATGATTCTTTTAAGAAATCTGCTCTGTTTAATATATGTCCCATAATTTATATACTTTTTAATATTCCATAACTATCCACTAAATCATCAATAGGTTTTACATTATTAAAATCTAAATCATGTTCAACACAATATTTCCACAGTGGATTATTTTCTAATTCTTTATCTTCTAATCTATTATTGATAAATGAGTTAATCATGTCATCTTTCTTAGCATTACCTTTACCAAATAAGGTTTTCTTTCCTTCTGTTGGTGAAATAATAACAATACATTCTTCACCAAATGTTTCAAGGAGTTTTAATCTAAGAAATGAATTGTATAAACATAGGTCTATTGTATTAGATGAAACAGAACCATAACTAAATCCTTCAATACCAATAATTACTTCATCATCACCAACTTCTTCTTTAATTCTGTTGGTAATAAGTTCTGCAATTAACTTAGCACTTTTCATTTTTGTCTTTTGTTCAGACCTATAATTTTCTTTATCAAGTTCACGAGTATAAGGTATCAATTCCATTATATCTGACAATTCTCTGTGATAAAAAAACTTCTTTAATTTAGATGTTTTCCAATCTTTCCCATAATCATCAAAAAATGAAATGAATTTATACTCTCCATCTTTATGAATACACAAAGCTGGACTAATTAAACTATAATCTATACCAATTTTTATCATAATTTATTTATGTGATTTTTGTGATATTACGATTAACTTTGTTATTTTTATAATAAATCTGAAATTTAAATTTAGTTTATAATATGATAGAAAAAGTAAATCCCAGTCATCCGGACAAGATTATGGATAGAATCGCCGGAGCCATTGTTGATTTGTGTTACACTAAACAAACAAACCCTAAGATTGCAGTAGAAGGTCTAATTGGTCATGGCCATTGTACAATTATCGCAGAGTCATCAGTTGACCTCACAGTTGATGATATACAACCTATCGTAAATCGTATCGCGGGCGAAGGTATTGAGTTGAAGTTTATTTGTGTTCCACAGGATGAACACTTGGCGGAGAATCAAAGTGTAGATTATCGTTGTGGTGATAATGGTATTTTTAAGGGTGTTCCTTTGACGGATGAGGAAATGACATTGACTACCATTGCTCAGGACATCTATAATGATTATCCTACTGATGGTAAATATGTCCTCAATGAAAAGGATAAAGAACTTATTGTGTGTCAAAGTCATCTCGAAGATACAGATAAGTTGTATGAACATCTCCATAAGGCTTACCCCCAATACACAATTACCATTAATCCTCTTGGTTATTGGACTGGTTCTCAAAATGTAGATACTGGTGCGGTTAATCGTAAACTTGGTAGTGACATGGGACATAGTGTAACTGGTGGTGGTATTCATGGTAAGGATATCAGTAAATCAGATGTGACACTTAACATTTACTGTTGGTTAGAGGCACAACGTACAGGTAAAACTAAGGAACTTTCATGTGCTATTGGTGATCATTTTGTTGATGGCCGACCCTATGGTGAAATTGTTCAAATCGCTCAGGAATATATTAATCAAATCGGTGGTTATGAAGCCTTAGCTGAGTGGGGACTCTGGTAAAATCAAATCAAAAAAACATAGAGGGAGGAAACAAAAACCTCCCTTTGTTATGTTTAATATACAATAGATTAAAAAATTATGATTTGGTTAATATCAGATACACATTTTGGATTAAAGGGAGATAACCCTATTTGGATGCAAGACATATATGATTATTTTGATAAGGTCTTGTTCCCCCTAATGGAAGAAAAGGTCAAACCTGAAGATATACTTATTCATTGTGGTGATGTTTTTGATAACCGTTCTACTATTGGTCTAAATACAATCTCAACAACAATAAAGATATTTGAAAGATTGTCTAACATTTTCAATAAGATAAAAATAGTAATCGGTAATCACGACATATATAAAAAGACAGATACCTCAATTACATCTGTTGATATGTTAAAACACATTAAGAATATTGATATATATTACACACCGACTGTTGAAACCATAGATGATAAACGTGTCCTATTTTTACCTTGGAATGAAAATGCTCAGGAACAAAAAGACATATTGAGAAGGTTTAATGTTGATTATGTTTTTGGTCATCTTGAAATTGGTGGATGTATGACCAGTTCAAAAGGTAATATGTTAAAGACCAGTACCACAATTCAAGAGGAAGATTTTAAGTCAGCCAGAGTATATGCAGGTCATATTCACATTAGACAAAAAATTCAAAATGTAAATTATATTGGTACACCTTATATGAAAGATAGAGGTGATATTGGAAATGAAAAAGGTATCACTCTACTACATCTTCAATCAGGTGCCACTAAATTTATAGAAAACAAATTCTCTCCAAGATTTATCAAAGAGTCTGTATATGACATTCTTGACCAAACTGTTGCTGAGTTAAAGGAACGGTGGAAGAATAACTTTGTGGATGTGATTGTAAAAAATGATGACTTGATGAACTGTAAATTGGATAAACTTAGAGAAACCCTTTTGGGAACATATAAGGAGTTCAAACTTATCGGTGAATCAACTACACAGGGCATCTTGGAGAATAAAGAAATCGAGTTATCAGAAGCTAAGTCATCATCTGAATATATTGATGATTTTTTAGACCAAGTTTCAATAGATGATGACCTTAGAGATGAAATAAAAAATAAGTTACAAGAATATGCGATTACAGGCAGTTAATAATGTCATAATAGTTAAGAAGGATCCAAGTGATTTTTCCCAAATGAATGACGTGAATTACAAAGCCGAGTCTTTCCAAGAAATACCTGAACCTTATAGTGGTGTGATTGATTCTATTGGTGAGGACTGTGAATATTCCATAGGTCAACGAATTTGTTTTCAAGATTATGGGGGTGTTTATATTCAGGTGGATTCAGATGAGTTAGTTGTTATTACTCCTGAAATGGTTATAGGTATTTTAGACTAATTAACTTTTGAAATTTGGTAAAGAGAAAAAAATCTTGTAACTTTGTTTTGTAAAATTAATAGATATGGAAGATATAAAAAAACATATTGAAGAAAAATTTGGTGATATTGAATTTATTGAAGAAAGTCACCAATATTTCATCAACAAACAGGAATATGTACCTGTTAGTCATGTAATTAAAGAATATGAACCTTTTATTGACTGGGATGAGAAAGCCGTACAATATGCTAAGAAATATAAACTCAAACCGGAAGATGTAAGTAAAAGTTGGAAGTTGAATAATCTTAAATCAACTATCGCAGGTACACGAACGCATGAATTTGGAGAAAGTTATACCAATCTTATGTCTGGTCATCCTGAATTGATTTGTCCTGCTAATAAACCTCAATATGTGGAGGAATTTAATGTCCTTATTCCCACATACCCAAAAGAGGAAGCCATCAAAAATTTCTATGATGACAATGCTAAGAATGAATTGAATAAACTAACACCTATCGGAGCTGAGTTTAGACTTTCAACAAAATACATAAAGGGGGCAAGACCAATTTGTGGAACTTGTGATATTTTGTTCCACAGTGATGATCAAGTTTTTCCTGATGAAGATAGTGGGTATGTTATTGGTGACTGGAAAACAAATAAGTCCCTTCGTAATGATTATGCCCGTCGATTTGGTGACTTTATGACTTATCCATTTAACAATATGATTAATGAGCCGATGAGTCACTACACCCTTCAATTTAACTTGTATCAAAGAATGTTGGAAAGTATTGGTGTTAAAATTATAGACCGACAACTGATATGGTTAAAGGATGATGGAAAATATGAACTATACCACATTCCTAAAATTGATGACAAAATTATAGATAAAGTCCTATTCAAAGGAAAGAAATAAACATTGGAGGAGTGGTCATTTTGATCACTCCTTTATATATAATAATTGTAATATAAATGTCTGTTAAAGAAGATGTATTTCAAACTATAATAAAATTTCCAAGAGGTAATATTGAAATAAATCACTTTTCAAAAGATATCCAGAGTTATATGAAGATGTGATATCATGGTCTTTTCCTGATGATTTTAAGTGGACTCAGAAACTATATCACTATTTCCATGATGACATTGATTTACAGTTAGGTTTATGTCCGGTTTGTGGTAAAAGATGTAAGTTTAAGAGTTTTACTACCGGATATTGTAAAACTTGTTCTGTTTCCTGTGGTTCAATGTTAAGTAGAAAGTTAGCTAAGGAAACTATGATAAAAAGATATGGAATAGATAGTTATGCTAAGACAGATGAGTTTATTGAAAAATGTAAAGAAACCTGTAATGAAAGATATGGAAAAGATTACTATGTCCAGACCGATGACTTCAAAGAGAAAAGAGTCCAGACATATCTTGAAAATTATGGTCAAGAAAATCCATCACAGGTTGAAGAAATACAAAACAAAAAGATAAAGACATTTCTTGACAAATATGGTTGTGAGAATCCAAGTCAATCGAGTGATATAAAGAGAATAAAGAAACAAACCTGTCTTAAAAATCATGGCGTTGAAAGTCCTCTACAATCCAGTGACATCAAACAAAAAGCAAGACAAACTAATCTTAAAAAATATGGTACTGAGTTTCCAATACAGTTAGATGATTTCAAGGATAAACAAAAACAGACTAATCTTGAAAAATATGGAACTGTATCTGCCCTCCAAAATGCTGATGTTCATGAAAAATCAAAACAAACTATGATAGAAAGATATGGAGTTGAAAATTATGCCAAATCTTATCAATATCACAAAACAAAGAAACATAAATTTTTCAGTGATGTGACGAATGAAACTTATGATTCAAGATGGGAAATGATGTTAGCTGAGTTTTGTTTTGAAAATCACATTAAATATACCTATCAACCTGAACAACATTTTGAATATGAATTTGAAGGAAAAACTCACATTTATCAACCTGACTTCTTAATTAATGGACAAATATATGAAGTTAAAGGTGATCATTTCTTTGATGGTGATAAAATGGTAAATCCTTATAGTCGGACTGAATATAATGATGGTCTCTCGGAAGCTAAACATCAATGTATGTTAAAAAATCATGTTATTATTTTAAGAGAGAAGGACATAAAAAACTTGAAGGAGGTGATCAAATAATGACCACCTCCTTTTTATTTGAAATTCAATTCATCTTTTTTCGTTGTCACTGTTCCATTTCCTGTTTGTGACTGTTTTGTTTCATTCCAGATTTTTTTAACATCTGCAATCTTTTCTTTAATTTCTTGTCTTATCTTTTTGCGGATATTTAATTCTAACTTTGATTTTTTACAGTTACATCCCATTTAATCAAAATCTTCATTATATTTTCCCATATCTACCTGAACATCATCTAATAGTGATTCAATTATACCAGCTATCTTAAATGCTTGTTTCTCTGGCATATAGGTGTGGATAAATTTGGGACTTTCATTTTTAACTTTCTGCATGAATACTTGGTCATTGTAAGATAACTCCCATTCTAAGTCATATCCCCCCTGAGCAATCATCCATCTACCTCTAC